TGGTAGAAGTCTACGAAAACCAAGTAGCAAAACATAAAATATTAAGAAAGGAAAAGCTACTTAGATGAAATCTGTATCTAATCAAATATAAGAATTTACAGATATGTACCGATGGCTAAGTCGGGAATTAACGACTGTGGAGTGTACAAGAACCTGTGAGTAGCGTATTACTTGTAATCGCCAAAGCATACACAATGAAGCAGTAACTATAAATCGTGAGATTATAGCAAATCATCTAGCATATGCACATTTGTATATGTTTTTAGTAGCAGATAACTAAACTATGAAGAATGTAAGACAGACAACTAACACAGGACTTTTAATTGGTACTCTTTCTGAAAAGAATACAGAGATTAAGCAGATTGAATTAACAAAAGACGATAACACCAAGTTTAAGTGCAATGCTGTACAGGGAAATATTGTAGTTTCTACTGTAAACGGTGATTTTAATTTAAGAGTTAATTGTCCAGAGTGTAAGAAAGATGGTACAAAGACCAAGCTGTATGCAAATTTTGAAACACTTCATAACAGCTATGTATCTGCTGTAGAAGCCGCAAAAGATAAATCACTTACACCAAGTATTATTGGTGCTACCGTAGGACTTAGCTGTTGGGATAGATATAACCAGAATAGTGGTAAAATGGTATCTTCACCACAGATTAGATTAAGAGTTGTAAATAGAGAAAATTCAGATGCAGAATCTCAGACAGATTTTTCACTTGAAGGTGTTATTCGTTCTATTAAACCAGAAACGACAATCCCTAAGAGCGATACAGAAGAAGCAGAAGAAACAGGTAGATTACTTGTAGAATTTATTACAATTAATTTTAACAGCGAAGCAGAGCCTTATAGTTTAATTGTTCCAGAAGATTTAGCAGAAGCATTTGTAAATGGTTGGACTGATGATGATGGAACAGTAGTAAACGGTTATGCTGTAGGCGATACTTGCTGTTTAGGTGTTGAACTTGTTATGCGTCATGTAGGTGGCGAAAAGAAGAAATCTGCGGGATTTGGCAGAAAAGCAAAGGTAGCAGAGGGATTTGATGTATTAGAACTGGTTGTAATTGGTGGTGAGCCTGCTTATACAGATGATACCGAGGACGAAAAGAAAAAGCCTTTCACACCAGAAGTAATGAAAGAACTTATGAATGAGCGTAAGATGAAACTTGAAAAGATTGAAAAGGACGCAAAAGAAAATAAAGACAGTGGTTCTTCTCAGAAATCAAGTGGCAAAGGTCTTGGTGGACGTAAGCCAAATGTGAACATGGCTGATATGGGTGACGCTCCTTTCTAAAAATAAGTAGTTATGAGTTAGTATAAAGTGGTTACAAGCGGTTAGGATAGGTTAGATGATAAATTGGTAATCTAAAAAATTCAAACCGCTTGTACTAATTTAAGACGAGAATTATGAATAAAAATGAAATGACAACAAACGAAGTAATAAAATTACTTCTTAATAAAGAGATAGAAATTGATAATAAAATTATAAATACTGTTTCAGAATTGTTGCGTTTAGGTTATGAATCAGATCGAGGGAAACAGTATGTAAAGGATTTGAGAGGTTCTATAGAGTATACATTGGAAGATATTGAAAGAATTTTAAACAAATAAAATGATTTTATATGGAGGAATTTAAACAATGGCAGACGAAAAGAAAAGAAACAACCCACTTTTAGACCTTGAAATTGAAGAAATGGTAGGAGGTTTAGCTGGTCAAAAAGCATTAGTTTATGGGTCAAATTCATTGGGGAAGAGCTACCAAGCAATGCATTGTGAAAGACCTTTACTTTTAATGACTGAGAGTGGTGGTAATGGTCTTAAAGGATATAAAATGCCTATCAACTCTTGGGTTGAGTTTGTAACCAATGTTGGTTATCTTACAGCACCACAGACTAGCGAAGCTATGCACAAGAAGTTTTTTACTATTGTTATTGATACTACAGAAAATCTTGTTGACCTTTGTGAACAGTCTGTATGCAAAGAGTTTGGCGTAAGAGATTTAAGTGAAATTGAAGGAAAATCTAATGGTTATAAGATTGCCAGACGTAAGTTTGCGGTTCAGATTAATAAACTTACATCACAAGGATATTTTATTATTTTCATTGCTCACGAAGAAGTTGACGAAAACCATGTTGATGAATTAACAGGTGAAACTACAACTTTTGTTCAGCCTAAAGGTTCTGGAAACGTTAAATCTTCTATGCGTATGATTAGAGATATTTGTGATTTTACAATTTATCTTAAATCAAATGGTATCGACCCAGAAACAAATGAAACAATAATGTCTACTGGTATTTGTAAGCAGACTTCTCATGTATTCGCTAGAAGTAGATATGCTATGCAAGCATTTATTGACCCATTTACAGCAAAGAACATGTGTGATGCAATGGAAAAAGCTATTAAGAAATCTGCTGAGAATGAAAATGTAGGTCTTACTACATTTAAACCTTATGAAAATGTAACAACTAAAGAGGAATGGTTAGCTTTAATTCAGCCATATGTACAGAAACTTTGGAAAACTTATCCAGAGTATATTAATCAAGTTGTTGCTGACCAGTTAGGAAAGGGTAGGAAGATTAGTTCTGCTACAGATGATGAACTTGCTTGTCTTGAAAGTATTTATAATAATTTTGTAGACTTCTGTTGTGATAGAGGAATTGTTGTAGAGGTGTAAAATGCCATTTCAATCTAAAAAGAAATCCAGATACAAACAAGTAAAAATAAGTAGAGAAACTTTTATTAATCAGTATATAATGAGCATGAATACTGGGTTTAAATACATTGCTGTACTGATTAGGAATGATGAAGAAATAAAGCCGGACATTCATATTATTATGAATGAAAACCAAGAAGAAAGATTCAAAAGCTATCTGGACGATTATGATAGCAACTTAAGAGAAAAGAGAAACAAAGCTAATCGGATTGTCGGTATTACGGCTTTTGATGAATTTAACGAAAATATCATTTCTCCGTCAATGTTAAGATAATAAAATTTATAATGAAACTCTTTGCTTTAATCGGTAAAGAGTTTCATTTTTTGTATTGACAAATCATATAATTTGTGATAGAATTTATATATATTGAAAGGGAAATAATATGGAAGAAAAAATTAAAAAAGGCGATACAAAAGTAAAATGTAGATACTGTAAAAATAGTATTTATAAGAGCAAAAGTTTTATAAGCCCAAATAAACCAAGAATGTATTATTGTAATGAAGAGTGTTATAATAACGCAATAAAGGAATTATCGGCAAAAAAAACGAATAGTAATAATGCTGATAAGACAGCTACTTGCCGTTGTTGTGGTAAAAAGATACAAAAAGATAAAGCTTTTATGACAAAACAAGGTTACTATTATTGTTCGGAAAATGAATATAATAATAAATATGTTGGTAGCGAAGCATATTTTGAAGAAACATTTCTTGATTATATCTACTTTGATATGAGCAATAAACAATGTGATTTTCCTTTATTACAAAGGCAAGCACCATTGATACATGATAAGTTTGGATATAAGTGGACTGGTATGATAATGACATTGAAATTCTTCCATGAAACTTTAAAACTAGATTGGAATAATGAATGGGGATTAGGACAAATTTTTCCAAAATATTATATACAAGCTAGAGATTTTTGGAATCAACAAAGAAAAATCAAAGAGATTACAGATGAAATTGAAGAAGATGAAACGATATTTATTGAACGAAAGAAAAAAGAAACAAATATTCCTAAATGGGAGGAATTGTAAATGTTATATTCAGCGTCAGACGCTTCAATGTGTTTAGGGGTATTATTACAAAATCCCTCTTTAACAGTCAGTAAGAAATTTCCTATTAATTCAGATGATTTTAAGCCTATTTTATTCCATGAGATTTTATATAAATCTATATCATGGTTATTTAAAAATGGTGCAGAACAAATAGACGAAATTGTTTTGGATAAATTTTTACAGAATTATCCAGAACAGTTAGAGGTTTGTACAGATAACAATTATCTTGAATTTATAGCAACTATTAAGAAATTAGTTAATATAGATAATTATGAACTGCATTATAATATTATTAGAAAATATAGTTTGCTTAGAAAAGCTAAAGAATTAGGTATTGACATTACAGAGTTTTATGACGAAACTAAACCAGAAGAAACAGAAGTAGAAAAGTTCAATCGTTTTTCTATGCAAGAAATTCTTAATAAGATTGAGGGTAAAATGACCACTCTTAGAATGGAATTTAATACAGAATTATGTAGAGAAACATTAAGAGCAGGCGAAAAATGGGAAGATACTTTAAACGGTTTTGAAAGTGAACCTGTTATTGGTGCTATACTTCAAAGTAAATATTTAACTACTTTATACAGAGGTTGGCAAAGAGGACATTTATTATTAAGGTCTGGTTCATCTGGACAAGGAAAGACAACAACTTCCATTGGTGATTTATGTAATGTATGTGCTAATCGTTATTGGGATTTTGACGAAGAAAAATATGTAGATAATCCTTATAAATCTGGTGATGGATTTATGATTAACACAGAAATGGATTTATCAACTGAGATTCAACCTAAGTTTATCTCTTGGATAAGTGGTGTTCCATATCATAAAATCCTTGACGGAAAATATAACAAATTTGAAAAAGAACGTTTGGTTGAAGCAGGAAAAATTCTTTATGAAAGTCATATTGAACTATTCGACCAACCAGATTTTACAGCTACAAAATTAAAAGAAATATATCGTCAATGTCATTTATGGGGAGCGAGTTATTGCTTTTTCGATTACATTTGGGACAACTCAGAGTTTGGAACTGAATATAAGCAAATGACAAGTATTCCAATTCGAGAAGATAAGGTTCTTTTCCAGATTGCAACTACGCTTAAAAGTTTATCTGAGGAATTTAATATAGGTACTTGTACTGGCACTCAGTTAAATGGTAATGAGCAAGTCAACGAACTTTTAGATGAAAGATGTATTTATGGTTCTAAACAAATTAAGACTAAACTAGATAACGGTGCTATATTATCTTTTCTTAGACCTAAAGAATTGGAACTTGTAGATACATTAATCAATCGGAAGGGGTTCGGAAGTAAAAAAAGACCTACTCATATTCTTCATAATTTTAAAACAAGATTTTCACGTTATGGGCAGAACATTAAAGCATGGGTTAATGTAGATATGGGAACTGGCAGAATAAGTGATTGTTTTTGCACAGACCAATATAATCAGCCGATTAACGTGGATAAGACAGATATAAAACTAGGATAGGGGTTAGTAACATATGGTAACAGACGTTCTAAGACTTGTAGGCATACAAGTAATCAAGTTAAATCTGAAAGCAGTCCGTAGTTGGGTATGCTTTTTAGAAAAATTATATAATAAGATTAAATAAACAAGGAGGAAACGCAAATGGCAGTAACAGGAACTTTAAGGGAAATCACAGGAGAAATGATGCAGTTAATGATTATGCTTGAAGATGAGCCAGATTCAGATGTATTGAAAGATACATTAGAGGGCTTGTCTGGGGAATTAGATACCAAAGCAGAAAATTATGTGTACGTCATCAAAGAGTATGAGGGTCAGATTGAGAATATCAAGAAAGAGATTGATAGATTGACTGCAAGAAAGAAAACAGCAGAAAACGCTATCGAAAGACTTAAAAATGCATTATTATATGCTATGCAGACCACAAATACTAAAAAGTGCGGTGGTAATTTGTATACTATCTCAGTAAGAAATAATGCACCACAGTTAGGACAATTAGACGAAAGCCGTATTCCAGAAAAGTATTTCAATGTAGTAACAGAAAAGAAACTGGATAAAAAAACTTTGTTAGCTGATGTAAAGGTTGCAGAAAAAGAGGGAAAACATATTGATGGTGTTGACGGTTTAAGAATTAGTCAGTCACTTTCAATTAAATAATTTATATAAAGGAGAATAAAAAAATGATTCATGTAATTGACGGTTTTTATATTTTAGTAAACGCTTATCAGTATATCGCACAGGAAGATAGTGGTGCAAAATTATCATCTAAAGGTAAAGAATACATCAAATGGAATGTACTTGGTTATTATTCTTCTATTGATAAAGCCGTAGAAAGAATTATCACAGAACTGATTAATAGAAGGATGAAAAAGAAAACTTATGAATTGGCTGATTATATTGCTGATTATAAAGCTGAAACGTTAAGATTAAAGAAACTGATTAAAAATTCAATGAAAGAAGTAAGCAATGAAAAGTAAAGGTAAAGACGGTCAAACATGGGTATTGACGCAAAACGCTTAACTAAACAGTTAACTATAGATGATTATAGAAAAGTTGCTGTATCATTAGGTGCTACAGTGATTCACGAAAATGACAGAGAAATATTATTTACTTCTATATGCCATGAGAGAAATCCAGATGGTAAAAAGAATAAACTTTATTTCTATAAAGATAAAAAGATATTTCTTTGTTATATATGTGACATTTCTTACTCTGTTTATAGTTTAGTTCAGAAAAGAAAAAAACTTCTGGGAGAGGAATATACTTTCCCAGAAGCATTACAATATGTTTGTGATGTTTGTAACATTCCATATGATGATATACAAAGGATTCATAAGAAAAGTACAAAAGTATATAATTGGGAAGATGATTTAAGTAGATATATTCGTATAAAAAACGGAGATTCACTCACACAAACTTATGATAAAGCTATCTTAGATTTTTTCCCAAAAATATATCACACTTCTTTTCTTAATGATGGTATAAGTATTCAGACTATGGAAATGTTTGGAATAAGATTTTATCCATATGCTCAACAAATAGTGATTCCTGTTTTTGATGAGAATGGAGAACTGGTTGGATTACATGGTAGAAATCTCAATCCAGAGTTAGTAGAAACGGGGTACAAGTATCTTCCAGTTAAACTTATAGAGAACAACGCAGAATATAGGTTTAACGCTTCTACTGTCTTGTACGGATTAAACTGGACAAAAGCAAATATAGAAAACACCAAAGAAGCTATTTTATTTGAAGCACCAAAGAGTGTAATGCAAATGGAAGATATATTAACAATCAATAATACTGTTGGTATGTTTGGAATGAATTTGCAAAACGCTAAAAGAAATAAACTTATCCAATTAGGTGTTGAAAAAATTGGAATTGCTTTAGATAAACAATATCATACGGTATACGATGATAATGGTGAACTTACGGAAGAATACGTTAAATGGAAAGCAAAAGTAAATAAAATCATTGATAAGTTTAAAGGTTTTGTAAAAGAGATTTATGTTATCTATGACGATAATGATAAAGAACCTTTGTTAAGCTATAAAGATTCTCCTTCTGATAAAGGCAAGGAAGTATGGGAAAAGTTATATGAAAAAAGAGAAATTGTTGAACAGTAAAAAAGAATCATATAATTGGTTAAGATTTTTTGGTGAATTAATATTGGTTATTTTAATTTCACCGATTTTAATTATATTAACTATTGTATTTGTTATTGTAGAATGGTTAATAAAATTATATGAAAAATATTTCAAAAAGCATTGACATATCGTACAAAATATGTTATGATAAATCTATCAAATTAATAACGAAAGGAAAATATAAACAATGGCAGAGAATACAACTGAATTAAAAGAAGTAGAGTTAGAACTTAACAAGGTGGTTTTAACAGGAACTATCACAGAGGATTTTACTTATCATCATTCTACTAAAGGGGCGAATATTTACAAGAGTTTTATTTCTGTAAAAAGAGATAGCGGTACTGATGATGTACTTCCTATTCTAGCTTCTGAAAAAGTCCTTAAAGAAGCGTTTTCACTTACTGAGGAAAAATCCTATGGTTCACAGAATTATACAGTCTGCATTGAAGGAATCATGGCTTCTTATAATGAACATGTTGAGAACGGTAAGAGTAAGTTAATCTTATTTGTTAAGCCAAATAACATCTTAATTGTTGCCGATAATACAAAACCAAGTAACAACATTGAACTTACTGGTTATGTTGTAAAGGATGTGACTGTAAGAAAAACACCTGGTCTTAAAGACGAAAAAGGTATTTGGGTTAAACAGGAAAGAACCATTGCTGACGTTATGTTAGGTGTTAATATCAATACAAATAAGCGTAGCGTATCTTATTACATTCCTTGTATCTTTTGGGGTAAAGCCGCTTCTGCTATTGGTAAATTAGGAATTGGTACACAGGTTAATATTCGTGGACGAGTTCAGAGTAGAAAGTACAATAAGCGATATGATAACGGTAATGTTGAAGAAAAGGTTGCTTATGAGGTTTCTGTAGCCGATGCAATGTTAGTTAGCAAAAACGGTGAAGTAAGCAATTTAGTAAAAGTTGAACCAAAGAAACCTGCAAAAGAAAAACGTAATAAAGTCACAGTAAAAACTAGACATAATCCAAATGGATTCAACTTAGATTAATTCAGAAAAAAAGTAAAAGCACTCTTATATAAGGGTGCTTTTATTAGTATAAGGAGTATATATGCAAGTAAAAGAAATTTTGCCTAATATTGATTTATCAAGATGGGAAGAACAATATTTAGAAGCGTTTGGTATTAAAGATGTTGAAGAATATTTGTATCCTACTTACAAATACGTAGAACGCCCAGAACGATATGATAATATGGAAGAGGGAAAAGAATTATTACACAAAATATTAAGCAATCAGACTAACCATATAGGAATCGTACAAGACTGTGATTGTGACGGTTTGTTTTCTGCTGTTATGATGTATAATTTTCTTAAAAACGATTTAAAAGTTAAGAATCCTATTTTCATATATTTTCATTCAGATAAAAAACATGGCATTACAGAAAATGTGCAAAACTGGGTATTATATAATGAAATTAATTTGTTAATCGTGCCAGATGCAGGTAGCAATGACTATCAAGCACAAGAAGATTTGAATTTCCTTAATACCCATATACTAATATTAGACCATCACAAGATTGTTCCATATAAAAGGGAATATATTAGTAATTATGAAACAGTGGTGATTAGTAATCAGCAAGGTTGGGTAAAGAATAAATGCCTTAGTGGTACTGGTGTTGTGAATAAATTTATTAAATATTATTGTAATAATACTCAAAGTTGTAAAACAAGTGTAAGTGCAAAATATGTAGACTTGGTAGCATTTAGTTTAGTGTCTGATAATTGCAATATGCTTTCACAAGAGAATAGAGATTTTCTAATGGTAGGCACTTCTATAGCAAATATGCAGAATGAATTTTTAGCTTATCTGAATGAAAATTTAAACTATACTAATGAAGTTACTTGGAAGTCGATAGGATTTATGATATGTCCTTATCTTAACGCAGTATGTAGGAGTGACAACCAACAATTGAAAGCTGAATTGTTTTTCTGTTTTACTGATAGTCATTCAGAAATGTTTGAAAGCGTACTAGCCAAAATTAAAGACCAGAAAGCTATACAGGATAAGATTGTCGCTGAAACGGTTAAAGACGGCTGTAGCATGGTTCTACGCACTGATAACGTACCGTTGTTAGGTATCAAGTATCTTGAAAACGTGGAACAGTACCCTTACACTGGTTTGATTGCCAATAAACTGAAAGATGAAACTCCGATTGTATTTGCTACACATGAAAGTAATGGTTGTGTAACTGGTTCTTGCCGGTCTGATTATGAAATCCTTGAACTATGTCAAGATAGTGGGTTATTTGAAATTGCACAAGGACACGATAAAGCCTTTGGAATTGAATATAAAAAAGAAAATGAAGAAAAGATTTATAAATATATTCAAGATAAATTTACTAATGAAAAGATAGAATTACCGTCAATTCCAGTTGTAAAAAGTTATGATTTGGAAAAAGATAATTTGCCAAAATGTTTGTTTGGGTTTGCAGACCAATGGGAATGTATTTGGAATAATGATTTAATTAAACCAGTTTTTGCCATTGATTTTAAGTTGAATGTTTCTGATGTAGAGGTAATTGGAAAAGACAAAAAGACGCTACGGTTTAGTAAAGATGGGGTAACATTCATTAAGTTTAAAGAGAGTGAGAACTGGTTAGATGATATGTCAGAACGGCTTGTACTGGCTTCTACTATTTGCAACCTATCTATAAATTATTGGAATGGTCGGAAATATTATCAAGTCATTATTGAAGAATGGGAAATTAAGGAAATTCCACAAGAAGTAAAAAAAACTAAAGCGATTTTATGGGACGATGTATGGTAAAATGTATTGATTTTATATAAATTCTATGATATAATAGAGAATATGAAAGGAGAAATTATGGAAAAATTTAAAGACAAAACTTATGTTGTAGTTTGTAGTGATTTTGAAAAAGCTAGAAACGCCATGAGAAAAGAAATGTATAAGCATTATCAAAGAGATAGTGACGAACCAAGTATTACCAGAGAAATTAAAAGTACAATGATTAATGGTAGTAAAATCAAAGAAACTTGCAGAGGGAATTTAAGATTAATGGAAAATGTTGATAAAAATTATCTTTTTGGATATATTTATTCCAGATTAAATCCTTTTGAAAGTATTAAGATTTCATGGCTGAATATTGGTGAATTTAAGAATCCGTCAAAAGGTAATTTTGGATTTTATGATGATGTTGTAAAAATTATTATTGTAGGTAATGACGGTTTATCGTTTTATCTTGATAATTTAAAGAAAAGTTTTGGTGCAGACGTAGAAATTGAAATTGTGATGTAAAAGGAGAGAATGTTATGATTAATGATGTAACTTATGAACTGATTAGAATTGTAAAGAAAATTGATTTAAACAATAATCTGTTTGAGAGAACGGAAGAAAGCAACATTAGTAAAATTGTAAATAAGGATATTGAGAATGTTATTAAAGAAATGGTGGAAACTGATAGCCAGTTCAGATTTAAGAAAAGCATTTTCGATAGACAATACAAAATGAGTGTTGATTATTCAAAATGTGGTGAAGTGGTTATTAAACCTAAAGAAGGGTTGGGGTTGGTAACTATTATGGAGATTGATGAATTTTTAGAGGTGCTGAGTTTTAGGATTTATAAAGGGATTGAGAAAGCAAAAGAAGAGCATGAAAATTGGAAGTTATGGAAAATGAATAAGGTGAAGTTAGAGAAATATATTTAAGTTGTACTAAAGGAGAATTAATATGATTGATACTTATACTACTTTGCATTGCCATTCAGAAATAAGTTCGGCTGTATTAAGATTTGCTGATGCTATATGTCATATTAAAGATAGTATGGAATGGTGTTATGAAAATAATCTTAGAGGTTATGCCATTACTGACCATCAAAGCTGTAGCGGATATGTCACTCTTGAACAGAGTTACAATGCTTTAAATGTCGAAAGACCATTTCAGCATATCTTTGGTAATGAATGTTATTTAATTTCACAAGACGAAGATAATTTAAGATTCTCAGAAAATCAACGTCCTTATTATTGGCATTATTTAGTAAATGTACTTGACCCAGAGGGTTTAAAGCAGATGTATGAATTATCTGCTAGAGCATGGCTACGGAGTTATACTTATAAAGGTTTACTCCGTAGACCTAATTTCTATTCAGATTTTGAAGAAGTAGTAGGAAATAACCCCGGACATTTAGTTGTTTCAACAGCTTGTGTTTCTGGATATTTACCACATTGTATCTTAACAGATGATATGGTAAACGGTGATAAATTTATTAAATGGAATCAGCAAGTATTTGGCAAAGATAATTTTTATCTTGAATGTCAGCCTTGTTATTCTGATAATGAAGAACAGATAAAAGTAAATAAAGCGTTATGGAAAATTCACGAAGAAAAAAATATTCCTATTATTGTTACTACTGACGCTCATTATCAAAGACCAGAAGATAGATTTATTCATACTACGTTTTTAAAAAGTAAAGACGGCGGTGATAGTAGAGAACCAGAAAAATTTTATAAAACTACTTATTTATTTACACCACAAGAATTAAGAGAAAGATTATACGATAGTGGTTTTAACGATAATCAGATTGATATAATGTTTCAGACCACTAATGAAATCGCAAATAAAGTACAACCTATTATCATTAAGAAAACTACCAGAGTACCAAGCTTACCTAGTTTACCAGATTTTGAGATTAAGCATAAATATAAAGAATATTACGAAAAATACGAATATATAAAATATTATGCTAATTCAGACGATATAAAAGAACGCCATTATTATTACGAAATAGAAAAAGGCTTGATTAAGTTATTTGATAAACACCCAGAATATGATTTAGAGAAATATTTGGCAAGAGCAAATATTGAAATGAAGCAAGTCTATGAATTAAGCGAAATATTCAAAGGTAGAATGTCTGATTATTTTACTGTTGTACAGAAAGTAATTGATTTAATTTGGACTGAGGGTGATAGTTATGTAGGGATTGGCAGAGGTAGCGCAGGAGCGTGGCTTACAAACTATTTACTTGGTGTTACTGGAATAGACCCTGTGCCAGATAACATAAAGGATTTCTATAGATGGTGGAGATTTTGTAGCACTTCTCGCTCCTCTTCGCTGATGGACATTGATATAGATATTCAAAGCTTTAAAAAAGAAAAAGTTATAAAAGCTATAAAGAATTACTTTGGCGAAAGAAGAGTTTGTCAATGTGTAACATGGGGAACATTATCTTCTAAGACAGCTTTTGAACGAGCAGGTAAAGGTTTAGGTATTCCAGAAGAGCAAATTTCTTACATTAAGGCACTCATACCTGTTAAGAGGGGGTTTATATATTCTATAGATGATTGTTTAAACGGCAACAAGAAAAAAGAAAGAGAAAAAGTTCCAGAATTTATAAAAGAAGTAAATAAATATCCAGAACTACTTAGAGTTGCGAAAGCTTTTGAGGGAATGATAGTTTCTTCGGGAACTCACGCAGGTGCTGTAAATATTCTTAAAGGTGATTTTACTGAAACTGGTTCATTAATGGTTTCTACAAACGGAAGTATAGTAAGTCAATATGATTTACACCAAGCAGAATACGCCGGTGATTTAAAATTTGATTTACTTTCTATTGATTGTCTTGAACTTTTAAGAGCGGAAATGGATAGTCTTTTAGAACATGGCTATATTAAATGGCAAGGTAATTTAAGAAATACTTATAACTATTATCTTGGATATGAACAATTAGATAAAACTAATAAATCAATGTGGAATGAATTACCTAAAATGTTAAAAGCTTTTCAGTTTGATAGTATGGCAGGTAATCAAGCTTTAAAAAAAATTAATCCACAAAATTTAACTGAATTAACATTAGCAAATGGTTTAATGAGATTGCAGACCGCTGAAACAGAACAGCCTATGGATAGATATGTTCGTTATAAAAATGATATTAATGAATGGTATAAGGATATGACTGCTTATGGTTTAAACAAAGAAGAGCAATCTATATTAAATGAATATTTATTTCCTTATTGTGGAATGTGTATTTCTCAAACTACAGTAATGTCTTTACTTATGGACAAAAGGATTTGTGGGTTTAATTTAAAAGAAGCTGACCTCGCCAGAAGAAGTATAGCCAAAAAATCAGCAGAAGCTTTAGCTAGGACAGAAACTAATTTATATGAAAAAGGTAAGGAAATTGGTAATAGAAAAGTATTTTTAGACTATATTTGGTTAGTACAAATTGCTATGTCTTGGAGCTATAGTTTTGATTTTTCTCATAGTTTTTCGTACAGTTCTGAGTGTTTACAAGAAATGAACCTTTATACAAAATATCCGAAAGTATTTTGGAATTGTGCTGTAGTAACAACACAAGCACAGTCAGAAGATGAAAGAGAACGTGCTTCTAAGACAAAAAACTATAGCAAAATTGCTCAATCCATTTACAAAGCGAAAGAAAATGATGTATTAGTTGATACACCAGATATTAATAAGTCCGAACTATCTTTTACTCCTTTAGTAGAAGAGGATAAAATTTTATTTGGACTTGGTGGTGTAACTAAAATCAATCGTGATGTTTATTCAGATATTTTATCTGGTAGACCATACAATTCATTTAAGGAATTTTATGATTATCATAAAACTCATAAATTCCCTACAAATGAAGTTGATGAAAGCGGTAATGTAATTTATCGTAATTCATCAGTAACAAGAAGTATTATGATTGTATTAATCAAGTCTGGGTGTTTCAATTATTACTCTACAGATAGGGTATCAATGATTAAATGGTTGGTAACTTGGGAGTTTCCTGCTAAGACGGAACTTTCTACGTCTAATCTTCCCAAAGCCTTAGAATTAGGTTGTACTTTCTCGCCTACTCTTGTAAAAACTTACAAATTTAGAAAATATGTATTAAGTCCACAATTTTTTTATAAGAAGAATGATAATTTTAAATCCAAAAAAGATTATATACTAGAACCTAAGTTTGCAAGACCTTACTTTGAAGAAAAATATATTGATAAACTTACAGAGGAAAAAGATTACTATTATGAAAATGATATGCTTATTGTAGTAGATAAATCTTTAGACAAAGTATTAAAACCAGAACTTGAAGCGTTATCAAAAGAAATGAATAACGAGAATATTATAAAGGAATTTAATAAGAAAAATTGGCAGAATGAATATCTCAATCTTGTTAAAACCGAAAATCAAGAAATGTGGTATTTTGATACTGTATCTTATTTTCCAGAAAAACATGTGTTATGGGGAATCGATAAAAACTTTTATAATATTCAAGATTACAAAGATTTACCGCAAGAGCCACAGTTTATTGAAAAATCTGATAAGTCTGGTAAACGTACTTGGCGAATTTATGATTTATCTAAAATAGCAGGGTGTGTTTTATCACGTCAAGATGATAAACATTATCTTAATGTTTTAACAACTGACGGAAAAGTTGTTATCGTTAGATTTAACGCAGGACAATATGCTTATTATAAACGTGATATTGCAGAAACAGATGAATACGAAGCGGACAAATCTTGGTTATCAAGAGGAAGTATATTGATTATCAGCGGCTATCGTAGAGGTGAGGACGAATTTGTAGCAAAAAAATATCGTAACTCTATTTATCGTCACAGTGTAATCAAAGTAACCAACATTAATCCAGACCGTAGTTTAGATTTACAGTTTGATCGTATTGATAAATTGGACGAAGGAGATGATAATAATGCCTAATCCAGTAGGTAGACCACCAATCTATCCAAAAGAAAATTGTTCAGATTGTGACCATTGTATCTATGATAAAAACCATAAATTAGATACTTGTATATTTACATTTAATTTCTTTGAAGCAAGAAAAACCCCTAGATGTGAAAACTTTACTAATGAATATGGTAATCCATATCGCAAGAAAAAGGTTGTTAAGACCACAAAGAAATTAAGAAAAATCAAAAGAAAAAGAGAGATTTAATTCTCTCTTTTCTTTATATCCTATTGACAAAATGCTTGAATTATGCTATAATTTTCCTAGAGTTGAGATAATATTATCAAATTTAAGTAAGGAGAAAACATTATGGAGAATATCATTAAAAATGTCAAATGTAAAATTGTTAGACAAATTTACGCTTCTAATAATTTCCGTACATTTGGTTGTATTTTAACAGATAACAAAGACGAAGATAAAATTGTATTAAACAAATATGGTAATTTTACTATTTCTGGTGATTTACCTTTCCTTAATGAAGGTGAAGAATATACTTTAGACCTTAAAGAAACTACTCACCCTAGATTTGGTGTTCAATACACAGTAGATAAAGTTGCTGACTATGAAATGATGAGTGACTTAGACTATATGCCAGTTGAACAGTCTAAGGAAATTCTTACAAAATTCACCACAGAAAAACAAGCTGATACATTACTTTCGGTTTATCCTAATTTCATTTCCATGATTATCAATGGTAAAGCAAATGAGATTGATTTATCTAAATTGAAAAACATTAAAGAATACCGTATGAATTGTTATATTAGAGAAATCAATACACGTTTCAAATACTACTATATACTAGCCAATAACAAGCAGTACAAGCTGACTATTAAGGATTGTCAAGAATTAGATAACCTTTATGGTACTGTAGAGCATGTAGATGAAAATATTCAGAAATACCCTTATAAAGTATTTATGGACAATTTACATAGGAGTTTCCCAACGGTGGATAAAATGCTTATGGAGATTCGCCCAGAATTAAAAGAAACAAATGATAGAATTGAACACTTGGCACTACACATTCTCAATCTTAACGAAGAAGATAATAATACCTATATGGACGCAAATACAATGGCTATGTATTGTGCTGAAATTGATAAAGATTGTATCAAGCATATTAAGGATATTTGCGTTAATAGTCCACTTATTTGGTATGATGATGAAAGCAAACGTATTGCAAAAGCAGAAACATATATAGCTGAAAGTAATATTGCTAATTTCGTTTTAGATAAGATTAAAAATAATAAAGAGTTAGATTTGCCTTGGGAAAGATATAAAAAGATTAAAGATGGTGAATTGACGGAAGAACAGAGTGAATTACTACATCAGTTTTGCAAAAAGTCAATAGTAATGCTTACTGGTTCAGGAGGCACAGGCAAATCTTCCTGTGTAATGGCATTGCTTTCCATGTTAGACGATAACGGAATTTCATATACTCTTCTCGCTCCGACTGGTCGCAGTTCTAAGAGATTAGCTGAACAAACTAATAAAATGGCTTATACAATTCACAAAAGATGTTTAACTAATGAGATAGATTCTGATGTAATCATAGGAGATGAAATTAGCATGTGGGGGCTAGAACATTATAATATGGTAATAAAAGCATGTACAAACCCTAAAGTACGTTTGGTTCTTTTAGGCGATGAACATCAGCTACCGTCTATTGCTTTAGGTAATGTTATGAATGATTTTATTAAAGCTGATATTATTCCTAATATTAAACTTACCAAAGTATTTCGTTACGGGCAAGGTGGCTTATCAGCAGTAGCAAAAGATATTTACGATAAAAAACTTTACACAACACAGCTTAACCCAGATAAACTTATCAATACTCTTGGTGCTAACAAAGACTACACTTTAATCAAAGCTGATGGTACACCAGAACAGATTGTAGATGTTTATGTAGAGAAAATCAACAAAGGTATTAAACCTATTGATATTGCTGTTATTACCCCATGGAATGTTAAAGAACTTGGCACTTACAATCTTAACAATATGATACAATCGGCTATCAATCCATCTAAAGCGAATGAACGTAGTGTTACAAGGCAGTACAGTAAAGTAACAATCACTTTTAGAAAAGGTGATATAGTAATGAATACCAAGAACAATTACTCCGTTCCTACTTATGAGGGCTATAAAGAAATGTTAGACGAGGGTAATAACGATACTACACTTATCACGAAAACGATTGCTGTATTTAACGGCGATATTGGAAAAGTCCTTGAAATCGACCAGTTTAACAATATTATCATTCAGTTCAATGAAGATATGGTAGTATTTGATTATTCTTTGGCTCAGAATCTTGTGCTTGGATATTGTGGAACTATTCATAAATATCAAGGTTCGCAGTGTCCACATATTATCTTACTTACGGAAACTTGCCATGAAAAGAGTTATAATAACAATTTGCTTTATACTGGTGTTTCAAGAGCAAGTAAAGAAGTAACTCATATTGCTGATATTGGGCTTGTTAATCGTTGTATACCTATTGATGGAAACGAAAATAGACAGACACAGTTGAAAGACCTTTTACTTGACGGTTACAAGAAAATTTCAGAGGATTACAACTCAGTAACAGACAGTACAGACGTTTCTGATACGGAAGATGAAGAAGATTACGAAGATGAAGATGATAGCTTAGATTTAGATTTTGATGATTGGGATTAAATTGAAAGGAAGTGATAATATGTTTGAAAGGTCATATGCTATTACTATTAAAGATAAACAAGGTAAAATTTATTACCTTACAGAAGAAATGACTTCTAATATTTGGTCAAGAAAAGACGGAAGTAAAAAAAGTAGTAACGAATATAATTATTTCTTTAGAAAAAGAACAGAAGATGTATGTTTACACAATGTTAAACTTTTTTCAACAAAACAGATTGCTAAAGATTTTTGGAACGAAAAATTTGAAAACAATGAAAATGTTTGGAACCAGATTTACAGTTGCTATGATACAAACACACTTGCTGTTTGTAAAATCGTCCTTGTTAGAAAGGTTAAAGAACTGTTATGAAATATTATATTAAAACATTCTGTGATATTTATGAAGATGAACAAAAACCCCTTACGCTAGTTTGGTGTAAGGGGGAATATTACGAAGTATATAGTGAAAGTGATAACTATATATACTGTGATAACGAATATTTAAGAAAACTCAATCAAGATAACTTGTCTTTAAATAATTATATAGCAAAAGCGTGGTTAAATATTAAAGGCATTGCAAAAGTTAAAGGCAGATTACCATTAAATTTCATTAAACTTTCAGAGGAAGAAGTTAGTGCAGAAAAGGAGAAAAGTAATGTTAGAGAGAATTAAAAATTGGATAATCAAAGTATGGGATAAGCGTAAGGACAATTTAGAGCCAGAAGAATATAATTTATCACATGATAAATTTGCAAAACTTATATTTAATGATATACTTACAATAATACCATCACTTATGCAGTCGGAATATAATACTATTTCAGTTAATTTTTGCAATATAAAAAAAGAAAGGCTTATTATTCAAGTATTTTGTAATATTTACAGAAATAGCAAAAATTCTAAATTTCAAAGAGAACGTTGTAATAGAAAAGATTATTATTGGCATTTTGATTTATATATTGATAAAAACAACTTCGGTAGTAGTTATCAACAATTAGTTACTGCTAGAAATATTTTAAAAAGTCTTATTAAAGAAGAACCGCATTATTCACAAGACGAGATAAGTAATTTAATGGAAAAAGCTAGGGAGTTAGATAGAGAGAATATCGAAGAAGATGTAGATAACTCTTGACAACTCAACATATAGTATGCTATAATAAAAACGTGCCTAAATCTAGTGGTTTTATTTAAAATCCGATTAGGCACGTTTTAGTTTTGTGGTAACACTTAGTACAAGCGTTCCAGATTCACAAATGATAAAGTTATCGTATAAGTAGATTAAATAGGAGTTAGCATGGTTGTAATGCTTGATAACCTATTGCAAAAATAGAAAGTGAGGAAAAAATAATGAAAATAACTTTGTACACAACTCATTGTCCTAGATGTATGGTTTTAGAAAAAAAACTAAATGCAAAAAACATTGATTATGTAGAAAACACAAATGTAGATTTAATGATTGACAAAGGTATAATGGCTGTGCCAGTTCTTGAAGTAGAAGAAAAACGATTAAACTTTAAAGAAGCTAATGAATGGCTTAACAATTATAATAAATAAAAAAAGAGGTAAAAAAGAATGAATATTAATATCAAACTTAATAAGAATTTTACAACTCAATATAATAAACTTCAAGAAGAATTTGGTATAGATATAGCCAAAATCAACGGATTTGACGATAATCAACTTAGCCATACAAATTTTATTGATAATTTTATCGACCAATCTACAGTAGCAGATGCAAGTATTGATGGAAATAGTAATGTATCTCATAAAGACATTGTTACTCTTGAAAAAGAAATGCCAAAACCCCATGAAAAATTACTTGCTTTTAATAAAATTTATTATGAACTACAAAAAAAATATGGATTTCAAACAGCTAATGAATGGTTACGTGCTGAATGGATTGGACAGTTATATATGCATGATGCTAATACAACTACGTTCAAACACTATTGTTTCGCTTACGATTTAAAGGATTTAGCTGAAAAAGGTCTATATTTTATTGAGGGAAGAAACGCAAAACCTGCAAAACATTTAATCACTTTCGTAGACTTTGTAAAAGAATTTATTAGTTATGCTTGCAATCGTAGTTCTGGTGCAGTTGGTTTACCTAACTTAATCCCTTATATGTATTATTTCTGGAAGAAAGATGTAGACAACAACTATATTCTTCGAGATAAAGAATATTATGCAAAACAAGCGTTCCAAAGATTTATCTATGCTGTAAATCAACCTTATCTTCGTGATGGCTCTCAATCAGCTTTTACTAATACCTCTGTATTTGACAGACCTTATTTTGAAGCATTGTTTGGTGGTTCTGAATTTCCAGATGGAACTTTTATGATAGATTATGAAGAAGAAATTATTGAGTTCCAAAAATGGTATATGGAAACAATGGCAGAAATCAGACATGATAATATGTTCACATTTCCTGTATCTACAATCAGCTTACTTAGACAAAACGGTGAATTTGTAGATAAAGAATTTGCTGAATGGGGTATTAAACATAATATGGAATGGTCTGACAGTAATTTATTTGTTGATACTTCTGTAAATTCTTTAAGTAATTGTTGTAGATTAAAGAGTAATATCAAAGAGTTAGGTTATTTTAATAGTGTGGGAGGCACAGCTTTAAAAGTAGGTTCAGTCAAAGTGTCTACTGTAAATCTTGCTAGAATTGCTCTTGATACAAGTACAGAATATGAATATTTGAAAGAATTAGAAAAAAGAGTAGTTATCAATTTAAAAGCATTGGATTGTGTAAGACATATTATTAAAAGAAATGTAGAAAAAGGTTTGTTACCTAATTTTAGTCATGGATTAGTTGACTTCCCTCATCTTTACAATACTATTGGATTCATTGGAATTTATGAAACAATGAAAAAGTTTGGTTATACTAAGTTAGATGAATTTGGAAATACTTATTATACACATCAAGCATCTGAATTTGGCAAAAAGATTTTTGAAGTTATGAGAAAAACTGCTGATAATTTCATTAAACAATATAACTGTGATTACCAGATTAACACAGAACAAATTCCCGGAGAATCAGCGGCGGCTAAACTTATGAAGAAAGATAAATTTTTCTATCCAGAAGCTAATATTTATGACTTACCTCTTTATGGCAATCAATTTATTCCTTTAGGTATTAAAACTACTGGGCAAGAACGTGTAAGAATTGCATCTGAATTTGATGGATATTGTTCTGGTGGTTCTATTCTTCACTACAATATTGATGCACCATTTGATTCTTTTGATAAAGCATGGAAGATGGTTAATTATATTGCAGACCAAGGTGTTACTTACTTTGCTTTTAATACAAAAATTCAAGCATGTAAACACAACCACGCTTTTTATGGAAAAATTTGTCCTGTTTGTGGTGAACCAGTAGATACAGAATTTACCCGTATTGTTGGATTTTATACACCAGTTAAATCATATTCACAAGAACGTAAAGAAGAATTTAAAATGAGAAAATGGGAGAACGATAAGAATTTGGGAGAATAATAATGAAAATCAAAGGTATTATTTCAGAAGATTTTGTAAATTATAAAAAATCTGCTATGACTATTATGTTTCCGTATTGCACTTTTAAGTGTGGTACGGACTATTGCCAAAACAGTTCTTTAGTACGTGAGCCTAATATTGAAATCTCTGTGGAAGATTTAATACAAAAATATATTAACAATCCAATTACGGAATCAGTAGTAATGCAAGGACTTGAACCTTTTGATTCTTGGCAAGAAATGTATGAATTTATTTCTAAATTAAGGTTGTGTTGTGATGACGATATTATAATTTATACTGGTTATAATAAGGATGAAATTTTAGATAAGGTTAATATTTTAAAGAAATTTAAAAATATTATAATTAAGTTTGGTAGATATATTCCTAATCAAAAATCACATTATGATACTATATTGGAAATTAATTTAGCAAGTGATAACCAATACGCAGAAAGGATATGTTAAATGATTAAGTTAAATGAAGATAAAGAACTTGTAGATTCTATTAGAAAAAAACTTAAAGAAAATAATTATTTTTGCCCGTGTAGGCTCGTGAAAAACGAAGATACAAAATGTATGTGCAAAGAGTTTCGTGAGCAAACCGAAGGTGAATGTCATTGTGGTCTTTATGTTAAAGTAAAGTAACAAACCCTCTCAACTCACACCCTAACACTTTATCAACCAGAGTAGTCAAATGTCTGTTACCATAGTTCTACTGGTTAGTAACCATATCAGAATAAAGTTTAAATTCACAATTTCAACAATTATATAAAACAAACCCTCCGACTTATTGCCGGAGGGTTATTTATTACTTTGTAATCGGTAATTTTAATTCCTTTTGTTTTTCTTTAATTCTTAAAGGAATATATAATTTATTATATTGTTTTTTACATAAATCACAATTTCCAAAACTATGACCCCAACACCAATTACAATATTTCTCAAATTGATTTTTAAGAGATTGTGAATTTTCTATATTAACGTATCCCTGCAATATTATTTCAGTATAAAAACTCAATTACGCACCTCATTTAATCAATCATCAAGTTCCCAAACGTCATAAGAACAATTCTTATCCTTGTGTTCTTCACAATACTTCTTAACGTTTTCTTTATTTCTAAACACTTTTTCAATTACTTGCATTGCTTCTCCTGCAATATTTTCAGTACCATAAACCACATAGATTTCTTTCTCTAAAATATCCATATTATTTATTACCTGCTTTCTTTTTTTATTTTTATTATACTGTTTTTTTCTAAATTTTCAATCAGAATACTAAACACACTAATTATATCAAGTCCCATAACCAAACTCCTTATACTCTTTGTTACTAATCTCTATCATGTATTAAAATTATATTCTTCTTTAGGTAAAAGACATTTAATACTTTTTCTATCAACTATACTAATATTTTTGTTTTCTTTATTATAAACAGCAATATTCTTTTCATTTATATCGATTATAATTCCATAAATATTAATATTTACGAAATTATTATTGATTACATTGCCATCAAAAATACAAACATATTCTTCATCATTTTTAATTGGATATTTTAAGCAATCATTTACATACACTATATTATCCTCATTTTTATTTACAATTTTAACGTTTTCTGGTAACATATTATTTTTCTCCTTTTCTTCTATATTATCTTTAACTTCCCAAATTCTATTAGAATTTTCACCAGTATACACTCCATCAAAAGTATAATAAACTGGTAACATTCCTCTTTTTTCTGCTATAAAACGCCTACAAATCTTATAGTATTTGCAAATAATATTACATTTATTGTTTGGTACTTTACTACAATACTCACACAATTCTTTTTCTGTAATTTCCATTTTATTCTCTCCTTTTTTAATTCCTGTCATTAATTCTACATTTATAGGTTTAGTTTTTTCAACTTTCATTTTATTTCTCCTTTAATATATTTTTACGAGTATTGTTAAATCAAGTTTTTTAAAAATTACTTTTATTATCTCCTTTTCTATTATTTAATAAATAACTTACGATTCATATTAGGATATTTCATTTTTACAATAGCACCACTTTTCTTAGCACTTTCACTAAAAATTTTATGGCACTTATCACATACTGTACTTTTACTATCTTTATCTAAAGGTGTGCCACAAGTATAGCACAAATGATTTTCTAATCTATATTGTCTATTTTTAGTTGGGTCTTTTAATTCGGCGTTCTTTAAATTATGTCTTTCCCTATCTTTAGTAAGGCAAATGCCACAACGTACTCTATTGTTCATAGCTTTTCTTTTACCACATTCTACGCATAAACCTTTTTCTTTTCTTTCTAATTTAACCTTTCTCTTTTGTTCTAAATCTTTATCACGATATTTTAGTTTAAACTCTTTATATTCTTCCTCCGACATTGATTCTTTTCTTTTCTGTCTATATTCATATGCTTTTACTTTACATAATAAACACATTCGTTCATCACCATAAGTACGTTCTTTAAAACAACATGTACATAAATGGTGTTCTAAAGCAAATTTTCTACTATCTTTGCCCCATTGCCTACAATATTGAAGTCTTTTTTCTTTATCTTTATACATTCTTCGCTCTTTCTTCTTTGATTGATATATTGTTTTTTATATAATAATATTAACACTTTTCATATAAAAAGTCAATAAGATATTAATGGATTTTATTAATAAAAACACTATTGACTTTCGCATAAAATAGTGATAAACTTTTAATATCACAGTAAATATTAATAAAGAAAGGAAATAAATTTATATGAAATATGTAGGTTCTAAAGCAAGATTAGTAAAATATATTGCTCCGATTATTCAGTCTTATATTGACGAAAATAATATAAAAAAATACTGGCAACCATTTGTAGGAGGGGCAAATCTTATAACGCATATTAAATGTAAAGAACGATTTGGTTCTGATATTAACCCATATTTTATCGCACTTCTTAAACAAACGCAAATTGACGTTTCTATATTTCCTCAAACCGTTTCAGAAGCCGAGTACAAAGCAGTACAAACAAGTAAAAACGATTATCCAGACTGGTATGTGGGGATTGTTGGGTTTGGTTCATTTGGTGGTAAATTTTTTGGTGGATACCCAAGAGGATTTAAAAACGATGGTATAACACCAAGAGATTTATTTAATGAACATTACAGAGCATTAATAAAACAAGCACCTTTACTTAAAGATATTCATTTATCTTGTTGTGATTTTAGAGAAACTAAACCAATAGAAAACTTTGTTATTTATTGTGACATACCTTATCAAAACACTACAAAATATTCTAATAAAGACCCTTTTCCTTATGACGAATTTTATAAATGGTGTTTGGAACATGCTAAAAATAATATAGTTTTAGTTAGCGAGTATTCTATGCCTAAAGATTTTACATGTATTTGGGAAAAAGAAGTTAATACTATGTTAGATAGTAAAGGAAACGGCAAACCCAGAACAGAGAAATTATTTATTGTAAAATAAAAGAGAGGATATTTCCTCTCTTTTATTATTTTTTATCAATTTCTTTAAACATAATTTTCTTTGGTAACATATTATGACAAATATAAACAGAACTAAAAGGTAGATTTAAACTTGGTTTTTGTTCGTTATAATCTTTAAAATAAGCAACTCTTTTATTGAAATACATTATTTCAAATTCATTATCTCTAAACATTTCAAAACGTTTTTTGCTTTCAAATAAACCTACAATTCCTAATAACATAGCAAAAGGAATATCAAATTTAAACAATCTTTCAAGAACTTCTGTTTTCAAACTATAAGGTGGATTTGAAATAATATATTTTGTATTTTCTGGAACTTCTATTTCAAAAAAGTTCTGACCATTTAATAAACTAGAATATACAACCTCATTTGTTTTACTTAATTCTTTTACAAATAAAGATTGCTCAGTATCAAAAGGACACCATACCTTCACTGAAGGCGGAATAAATTCTAATATTGGTTTAATAGCATATAAAGGTGTGTAAAATTCATCATTGTGGCTATTTGCAACTTTATCTAATTTCATTTTTTAAATCTCCTTTTAATTTATTATATTTATATATAAATAGCGATACTATTAAGCACCACCACCATATAAATTTCTATTATTTATTTTTCTATATTCCCAACCAGAATCAACATTATATATTAACTTATCTAAACAACAATTATACTGTGGCTTTAATATATCATAAGAAATATTATTGCACCAATCTAATTCAAAATCTCTAATATCAGCATAAGTAGTTGTTTTCTCTTCAAACCAATTTACTTTTTCTTTTTCTAATATTTTATCAAATTCTTTAATTATTTTTTCAAAATATTTTATAATATCTGATTCTTCAAAATATTTTACAATAAATTCTCTACCTGCTGAGTTATCTTTCATATAATTTTTCTCCTTTTATTTTTATTGATATTTCTTGATTTTTTCATAGTTTTTCCATAATCAATTATTCTTTTTATATTATTGGTATATTTAGGTTTATTTGTATTATATATCACACCAATATCCCCTAAACTTAATACCACCACTTTACTATAATTTTCTGTACCAGTTTTCATATGCTCACCGCCTTTCTTATATAGAAATTATACAACACTTCCTATATAAAATCAATAGTAATTTCACTTTAAATAGTCTGAATATTTAATAATTTTCATATAAAAGTCTAACACATAATTTTATAAATTTCATTGACTTTTCCTATGAAATGTATTATGATTAACATATCAAAGCAATACAAAATAAATCAAAGGAGATTAGATATGAAAAGAAATGAATTAAAATTCAAAAAGAATGATGTTGTTGTTCTTGAAAAATTACCTGATTTATTTAGGAAATTAGAAATATGTGGTATTTATCATCCAGAAAGAATATTAAACTCAAAAGGTAAAATCATTGGTATAGACATAGAAGATGAAGATTTACCTTATTGTGTTTGTTTTGACAACGAAAAAGAAAAATGTTATTATTTACCAGAGTATTTACTTGAATTAGTCACCACAGAGAAAAACGTAACAAACAATACAGATAGCGAAACAATCAAAATCAAATACCATGAACCTATCACACCTCTTGAAAATATCAACGGTGCAAATTCAGATTGGATTGATTTAAGATGTGCTGAACCTAATGGAGTTGACTTGAAAACTGGTGAATTTAAACTTATTTCTCTTGGTGTAAGTATGAAACTTCCAGATGGCTATGAAGCACATATTGTTCCAAGAAGTAGCACGTTTAAGACTTGGGGATTATTACAGACAAACCCACATGCTGTTATCGACAATAGTTATTGTTCAGATACAGATGTGTGGAAATATCCAGTATACGCAACCAGAGATACACATATCGACTTTAATGACCGTATTTGTCAGTTCCGTATTGTAAAAAAACAGCCTACTATTATTTTTGAAAAAGTAGACCATTTAGACGGAAAATCAAGAGGTGGTTTTGGTAGTAGCGGAATTAAGTAAATTTTATAAAAAGGAGAACAACAATGAAAAAAATTTTTACTTATCTTAATTTAATTGTTTTCATTATCTTATTGATAATGGTTAATATAGCTATATGGGCAGAAAAAATAGATTATGCAATTCTTTATTCAATTTGGTTCTTAATTGAATTTGTTTTATTAATTTTATTGACAAATAAAAAATAAAGGAGAAAAACATTATGACACTTTTAGAAACAATCAAGAAAGCAGAAGAAAAACAGAAAACTTTAGATGCTTGTGGTAAAGTTTATATTCGTAGAAAAAGTTGGGAAAATTTAATTGACCCAGTTAGCTTTAGATGGTTTTATGGTGAGCCGCTTTTTAAAAAAACTGATATTAGTTATACTCCTAGTAAAGAAAGTTTATTAAGCAATGACTGGGAATTATTTACACGTTATTATTATTCAGAAACAAAAGAAAAAGAGCCTAAACCAGAAACTACAACTATTTCAAAAGAAAACATTACAAATTCTATTGAGCAGATTATGCTTGTTAAAGGACTCCTCAAAGAAACACTTAAAAACGCAGATTTGATTGTAAAAGTCTTTCAAACTCGATATGGCATTAATTTTAATGACTTTGTGAAAAAACCAGAACTTATTACAGATAACGAAACAAGATTTTTATACTTGTTCACTAAACTTACAATGGAATGTATTGAGAATGTAGGGGGCTGTTTAAATAAAGTTATTGCAGAACTCGGTAATCCAGAAGTAGACGAAAAAACCGAATAGATACGAATAAGTAAAGAGGGGCTAACACCCCTCTTTTATTTTGTTAATCAAGTTATCGTTTTTAATGTCGTAATCTTCCTAACTCTTTGTTACTAACTGATACCATGTAATTTAATTATGACATTCCGTATAATAAAAAAAGGGCTGTTTAAGCCCTCTTAATAATTTAACAAAATTTAAAAATTAGTACAAGTAAAACAATCATTATTAATATAATTCCTATTATAGATAACAAAGCCTGTGGTTCATTTAAACCAAGGTCTACTATAAAAGCAATAAATATTACAATTAAGAAAAATATAAGTATCACTGCCACTGCTAAGAGCATTAAACCAACGATTGATAACATACTCAAAAGTTATTTCTCCTTTAAACCTTTATTTATTGAACCTCACACCACTAAAGTAACGAGTGTTCTCGCCTTATTTAATAAAAACAGCTATAAGCATTGTCACCGTAGCAAATACTGATAAATAAGTAACAGCCTTTGCAAGTATAACAGCATAGTCATAATTACGTTTAGAAGAATTAATCATAAATATAATTACAAGTAAAATAAATGCAAATATTAAACTTAAAATAGAAATTGCCGATAAAATAGAAGCTGTACTCATATTTTTATTTTCCTTTCGCTTTTTATCTTAATCTTCTTTATTAGTAAGTCCACTAAATTTAAGACTTCCATCATCACTTGCGCTAAATTTAATATTAACGTCTGATACCATAGCACCGTTTTCATCAAGATAATACCAACTACCATTATCTTCTAACAGTCCTTTTCTCATAGCACCAGTATCATCTAAATAATACCATTTATCATGGTACTTATACCAAGTATTAGTTAAACATGCCCCTGCACCATCAAAATAATACCAATTATCTTTATATTCAAGCCACTGATTAGAAATCATACCACCATCACCAGACAAATAGTACCACTTTCCATCTTCATAAAACCACTGACTTGTGATTAATTTCCCCTCACCGTCCATAACATACCAACGGTTATTATCATTAACCCATGAGTTCACTACAATAATTCCATTTCTATAATATCTCCATGAGCCGTTTACCTTAAAGAAACCGTTTTTATATTCAGTAACGGTATTATCATATATAATATCTTTAATCTTAAATGCTTTTTTCCATGGTGTCGAATTTAAGTTACTCTGGATAACCCCGTAATTGATACCTTTTGCTTCGATTACATGGTTACGGTCAAGTACAATGCCGATATGACCTTGTTTCCACACTGCGTAACCCAGTTTATCATCTGTTAATTTAGACGGTGGGATTTTGCTGTTACCAGTCTGTTCAAACTGTCCAGAACCACGAATGATACCAGTATACCATGAAATTAGTCCAGAACAGTCAACAGCTTCTTCACCTACCCATTGTAAAGCCTTATTAATATAAGCTTGTGTGTAAATATTTGGATATTGCCTAGCCCATGAATAAATCTTAGTCTTAGTAAGAATCTCACCTTTAGCACCATAAACATAATGAACGCCTATTTTACTTTTGGCAAATTCCACTAAACCTTTTGCTGTTTTATTAGCCATTATTCTACTTTCCTTTCATATAATTTTAGAAAGCTATATGCTTCTACTTACGATAATAGCACATAGCTTTCTAAAAGTCAATAGATACACTTATATTTTTACTGATTTTTTATCCACACAAGTCTTACTTTACAGTTACAAGTCTTATCGTCACCTTGGGATTTAAGATAAATCAAAGCATTGTAAGTACCATCTGGTGTAATATCCAAAGAGCAATGACCTACAAATGGGTTAGTATCATCAATAACCAAAGTAGCAGATATTGGAGTATAACCACTTTGCATTGCTAAATCGTAACTATACCATTGTTCCTCGCCACTTGCGATTGTCAATTCATAAGCAACATCTGTATATTTAATAATAGAATTTACAGTATTTGCAACTTGATTTTCGTCAAAAGTCATTTTCCAAGCGTTCAAACTTTCAACGTCATGTTGGCATCTTTCAAAAGAATCCGCTAATGTTTTAAACTGGTTATAATTTACTGCGTCATTTTTCTGTTGTCCTGCCCTAATACCTCTTAAAATTACATCTTGGTTTGTATCACCAGTATGAACACCAGTAATAACCTTTACATATTCTGGAATTTCTGTATCAGTATTAATAGAAGCTTGTGAAGTTTCTCTGATAAAATACGTGTTATTTGCACTATCATTAATTCCACCATAAATCTCTACAGCAGAAGTATTGATTAATTTATACTGTTTCATATCTAAATCTTTAGTAGGAATAAAATCAGTGGGTAAATGAGTTTCAAAATATTTTTTATTAACAGCGTCAGTATTTTGAACAGGGGTATCTACACCTCTAACAATAACTGGATTGCCGTTTTTATCTGTTAAATCCAATATACCACTTGCTTCATCACCGTTTACAGTAAGATTAATACACATATTGGCGTTATCAGCTTTTTGAATAGTGACTTGATTTTCTGTAACAGAATTTACAATATCATCAACATATTTCTTATTAACAGCCATATTATCACCAGTAGGTTCAGCAATACCATCAATTTGAACTGGTGCAAGTGTTCCATCTTGAACACCTTTAGGATAAGTACCAACCAGTAAATGATATTCCTCACCAGTCATAGCAGAAGTTATAAAAGGAACTAATCTACCGTCTGTTAATGATACTGGGTCAGCAAAATAAAATCTGTCCCCACTATCCATTACCATGGAATTTTTAAACACATAAGCCAAATCATTTTGACCTAAAACAAATTCTTCTTGACCACTGTCCAAAACTGGACTATGCTCAATCCCATATTCTTTTATATTATCAGCATATTTCTTATTTACAGTATCATTATCGTTTGTTGGTGTATCAATTCCCCTAAGTTTAATATCTTTCTTTGTCTTAGGATTAGATAATTCAACAGTAGTTCCGTTATCAATTTCACTTGTAATTTCGTGAGGAATGATACCAACATATCCAGTTTCACCTAATGTCAATTCACTTGCGTTTTCAACTTGATAACCAGACATATTTATAGCACCTTGCATAGTACCACCAGATAAAGGCAAGTAATCACCAGTAGCAGTCATTCCACCACCCGTTGTAACAGAAGTAGCAGAACTTATCTTTTTCCATACGCCATTTTCTTTATCCCAACGGTACTCTTGCATATTGTGATCTATTTCATAAAACACACTACCGTTAGGGATTGTATCATCAGTAGGTTTAATGTCTGTGGAAATACCATAAAATTCAGTATAGGAAAGTCCGTTAGCACCACCAACTTTATTTACTGTTCTCATTATAAATCTCCTTTCAAAAAATAGAATTAATATATGTAGGCATGAAAAAAGAGAGGGCTAATAGTCCTCTCTAAAGTAAAATTTCCTCGCCAATTTCCTCTTTATCCAAAATCCTTATCCGAAGAACTAGACACATGAGTTACTGTAGCCACATTTAACTAACTGTTTCGGCATCCTCGGTAGGCTCGTTTGTTTTGCTGTCTTTTGCATCCAGCGCATCATAATACGCCTGTGCCAGGGCTTCAACCTCGGCAATGTCGTATTCAGTCAGCAATCCACTGTCCAGATGACTGTAAGCCTTGTCAAGCCAATAAGCCACATCTCTGCCTGCGGCAATTTCGCGCTTGATACTGCGCAATGTCAAGTCGTGCCGTGCTTTACTTTTGATAGCCATAATGTATACCTCCTTTAGGTGGTAGTCATGGATGCAATGGCATCCTCAAACTTTTTGATTACAATATTCACATCACGCTGATATTCCAGCTTAACCCCTGCGCCATCGCTCGCTTGCACCACGGTGTCGGGTGCGTAAGCGGTTAGGGCTTTGTAGGCAGCAATTTCAGCAGGGGTGAGCGGAGTTTCGATGGGGGTAGCGAGCAGTGCAATTAACGTCATTGGCGTTTGTTGTAAATACTGCTGTAACTCGTTCACAGAAGTGATGTTTTCGATGTTAATGTATAACCGCGTATCCACTATTGTGAACACATTAATCTGAGTGTGTGTACTCCCTTGTGCGCCAAGTGGCAAAGCAGAGCATAAAGCACTAGATGTTAACGTCCCGGTATCGGCACTTAAAGTATCACCGATAATATTATGAAAACGTACCAATCCCAGCGCTACTTGTTCCATTACAAAGCCATCAGAACTGTAAAACTTATAGACGCCCACCCTCTGCACCTTCACCCCTCTCTCCAAGTCCACCTCGTCACACACCCACTGCTGTCCCTGCGGGTCAGTGTAGTTGCCGCCAGAGGTGACAGGGATGCCTGGTAAGCCGTTGGGGGTGGGTAGGGTGATGAGTCGTTCACGGTAAGGGGAGTAGGTAGTGGCGGTTGTGCCGAGTTCGAGCTGGATCTTTACGCCAGTGATGTTATATGTTTGTCCTTTAGTGACTACGAAAACAACACGATTTACCATATCAGACATTTTATTGGCAGTGTTTTGCGAAAGAACAGCTTTCCATGTTTGTGATACAAGTTTCACGAGTGGAAATGTGATGCTCGACGATAAAATCACCACGCCGGATATAATAAATGGTGAAATTTCTAACGCGGCGTAACCATTTTCAGTTGCCGTTCCAGAAATTGATATTAACCCATTTTTTGCAGTAATCGTTACACCCCTATTAGTACCTGACCCGTCTGAGATATACAGCAAGTTTTTTCCCGTCACCTTCACCGTCACACTCCCACCGTCACCTGCACTCACGATAGGCACAGGATTATCAGGGCTGGGTGTTCCGTCCTGCGTACTCTTTCCGTATACATTCAGGCCGCACAGTGGGGCAGCAAAAGCGTCATTACAGCTTACCGGGTTGCCTGTCTCGCTTCCAACAAGCACATTCTGGCGCTTCTGCAACGCAGTAGTATCTTCATTTAGCTGATTAGTCTTATCATCTAATTCTGTCTTAATATCATCAGCATATTTCTTAGTTACAACGTCAGTATCGTTTACAGGAGTGCTAACGCCAGTAATAGTGCTTTTGCCATTAAATTTGACAACGCCTGTAACTGGATTGTCCTCTGTGGTTCCTGTCAAAGGTATATAATTATTACCCAGATAACGTAAATTAACCACATCGGTATCGGACAATGGGTCAGCAACGCCTGTAATTACATATTGTTTACTGGTATCATCAGAGTTAGAAAACTCTATAGCTTCATAAGAAAATGGCTCTCTTGTTTCTGGATTTGTTGTTTCAAGATGTACTAAATTTAATGCTACAGTATATTCACCAGTTTCATCTTTTAAAGTAATAGACTTAGCGTTAAGCAATGAATTACCATTCATGTTAATGTCACCAGTCATAATACCACCTGATAACGGTAAGTAATCATCACTTGGAGCAGTACCACCTCTAGTTATTGGATACCAAATTTTGTTTTCTTTATCAAAACGGTATTCTTGCATGTTATTATCAACTTCATAAAAAGCACTACCGTTAGGAACATCTTCTGTTGGTTTTACATCTGTGGTATTGCCGTAAAATTCTGTAAAAATTGTGCCGTTAGCACCACCAACTTTGTTTACTGTTCTCATTTACGAACCCCTTTCTAATTTATGATAACAAAAAGAGAGGAACTATTATTAATTCCTCTCCATTGTAATATATTTATTTAATTATCAATCCTTAACAGGTCTTTGGGTCTGAGGTCTTACACGTTCATCTGTTTTACCAGTTGCAGGGCCAGTTGTTACATAGGTTGTATCCTGTGCGCCCTTTGGTCTTTTAGTCTGTGCTAAATCATTTGCCATCTGTTCCTTGGTTCTATGGTCTGCATGCTTTCCAGTTGCTACTGCCATAATAATTACCTCCTTTAAGGTTAATATACAGAAATACATAATTTTTAAAATAGTTTTAGAACAATTTTTATAGCACTTTATTTTTCATTTAAAACAGTAAGTCTGTAAACTTTCTATATGAATTGTTCTTTATTTATAATACTACTTGTCACCTTATTTGTCAAGCGAATTTTAATCACTTTATGATAATTTTATCCATTTACTTGTAGTTGGAATTTCATCTTCAACACTTGTCAACATAATTCCATTATCATCATTCTCAAATGAATTAGTAACAGCCGTTTCCTCACCAATTTCCTCTTTATCCTTAGAATTGGACACATGAGTTACTACAGCCTTGTATAACTCACCGTACTCGTTAGTAACCCTATCTCCCTCTTTATATTCAACGCCCTCAGTCCATACTGGATAGAGTTCTGGAACTTCTACGGCTTGTTCGTCTGTGAAATTCTGTGCTGATAATTTAGCTGTTTTATAAAGGGTCTTATTAATTTGTTGTAAAGTCGCAACTTGCTGTTCTTGTGTTGGAACGTAAGCAATTTCATTATCTTCTAAGTCATAAAACTTGCCGTTTTTATATTTGCAACCTATAAAACAAGGGTATTGTAAACAGTCTACTGCGATAGCTTCATTGCCGTAAGTACCTCTTGCAATCTGATTAGCAAGTTCATAATTGTCGCATACAATAATATTCTGTACAGTTTCCTCATGTACAATAGCAAAAACTTGATGTACAATCATATCATTTCTATCCTTTCATTCTATATTAATAAGCGAAAATACTATTCACTGTTAAAGTGCCAGTTTGTTGGGCTTGTGGATTAGTGGTATAAAAAGTTGTACCAGTTAATACTTGATTTACATTGGCGTTACCAGTTAATTCAAGAGTTCCAATTTGTTCATCATCAGAACCTAAACCAAGAAAGATATAACCTTTCATAACTTCTGATTTGGTTGCAGTCAATTCAGAAGTATCAACGCCACCAGATATAAAATTATTAATTATAGCCATATGATACTCCTTTCTTTATTTGAAACGGATAAGGATAATTCCAGAACCACCAGTACCACCGTCCCTACCACTATAAGCATAGCCACCACCGCCACCACCTGCTCCACCACCAGTATTAGCAGAACCATTGCCGCCCGCACTAGCAAAAATGTAATCTGGTTCACTAGAAGAACCTCCACTTCTATAGGTACCATTACCACCATGACCGCCACCTATAGAACCACCAGAGCCACCCCAGTTACCCGGTGTTAAAGCACCTAATCCTTGTCCACCAGAACCACCACCGCCAGAATAAACAGTACCAGAACTTTCACCAAATGGGCGAGTTGTTGTTCCTTGACCTAATCCTTGACTATTTGTGACACCAGGACTATTACCACCATTGCCACCATTACTACCGCCATTATTTCCATAAGTATATCCATACGCTGAACCACCTACTCCACCGCCACTACCGCCACAACTAGCACGATAATATGGTGAAGTAGTTTCACCGTCACCGCCATATCCACCAGAAGCAGTACATAATGTAGTTCCGCTTCTTGTTACAGAAGTAGTGCCACCAGTACCCCCATTAGCGCCGCCACCGCCACCAATAGAGCATACTAAAGTTTGTCCAGAAGATACACTAACATTAGAAGCAGTTTTAGTGTAGCCACCACCGCCACCACCGCCACCATAAGTTGAATTTCTATCTCGACTTTCTCCATGCCCACCACCGCCACCACCACCAACACAAAATATATCAACTTGACTATATCCACTTGGTACAGTTACATTTGTACTACTTGTAATCGTCTGTGTATATGTACTACCACTTACAATATTACCTTGTATTGGTGTTCCTATCAATTCCCCATTACTTGTCACACAATAACTATACACACTTATGTAATACCTAGTTCCAAGATTAGGAAACCCCAAAGTAACACTACTTCTACCACCACTTGTAGTATTATTTCCAGTACCTTTATAAATCTGAGTACCACCAGTCCCAGGATTTCCACTTGTGCTATATTTAACATATACACCACTATAAGGTCTACCAGTAGTTTGTATAGGGTTAGACCAAGTAACAGTAATATTTCTACCACTAGAAACAGCTAAGTTTAAATTACTTACATTACCAACTTCCATTGTGCCAGTAACCTTAATTTTAGCGTCTGTATTATAAAACGTAGCACCTTTGATAACATGACTTTCTATAGCGTTTCCAGTCAGTTCCAATGTGCCAGTTTGTATATCGTCACTATCTTTTCCTACGAATGTATATCCTTTTAATACATTATTTGGTTCAGCAGTTGCAATATCAGAACTACCACCACCAGTAGGAAATCTATTCATAATTGACATAAAATCACCTCTTTTTGTTAATAAAACTTATCCAATAATCAGCACTTGGATGGGTAAATCTTCCGTTGGCTTATTCTTATAAGCTGTAAGAGTAATCTGATTTTCTGCTTGTGCTGTACACTGAATGATACATTTCATGGATAGTTTAATTTGGTCTAAGGTTGCATTTGAAGCTAAACCAACCTCAATATTATTCTCAGCCGTAACACCATTTACTGTTAAAGTTAATGTATATGGTGCATTATCACCTTGCCAATCTGCACTAGGAGCATTTACTTGCACACTTACAGATTTAAAAGCACCATTTTCTACATTTTTTATTTTAGTCTGAGGATATAATTGGTCATATCCAGTATCAGTTTTTACATTCATTTCTATGTTATAACTTGCCATATTTTCACCAACTTTCTTTATTAAACTTCGATAGATAAAATTTTCCACCATTGACCACCAACTTCTAATTGTTCGTCAGTTGGTTCTGTTTCAGATACAATAACTCTTGCTTTTGGAAACTTCATAAATACCTGCCATGTGCTAGGTGTGGTATCTGGTTGAACATTTGTATTCGCTTTTAAAGCAATATACATTACATTTTCATAAGTAACAACGTCATTAATAGCATAATTTACTGTTTTATCCCAAACATCTTTTAACTGAACGTCAATACTTGTCGCACCAACCTCACCTTTTAAGCCAATCAACACCCAGTATTCCATATCAGTAGGCAGATTTCCAGTTGATTGTTTTAAACACATATAAACTTGTTTGTCATAAACAACAAAGTTATACATTTCATATTGTATATCAGCTTGATATTCTTTCTTATTTATGTAATTATTAAGCATTGTCTGAAATAATTGTTCATCTTCTGCAAGTTTAACCTCTACTGCATTGTAATATAAATTCTGTAAATATTCAAGAGCCGTATGAATCATATTGAAACATATTGGCATAACCGTTTCAGAATCAATGTCATCATTGTTCATAATTAACGCTAATGCTTGACTAAAATAACCCTCTCTAAAATATTGAGAAAACTGTTGCATTAAGTTTCTATTACTTAATGATAAGTCTTGCCAACGTCTGACTTCAAAACTTGCCATATTTTTTTCCTTTCTTAGTTCACAATTCTAAACCATAAATCACCAGTTTCTTGTTGACTTGGCGTTCCCCCTTGTACTGGAATTTCTCTAGGTCTAACAGAACCAATATTAACCCAGTATTGCGAACCCTCAAAAGGTGCTTGGTTATTATTAGCTTCAATACAAGCCCACACATAGTTACCGTATGTTACTACGTTCTGTGTGGTGTAATGTACTGTACTATCCCATTCTCCTAAGAAAGACAATCCCTCACCAGAATCACCTTTTTCACCACGAATAGAAAGCACTCGCCAATAAGTTGTATTTGTGGGATCTGTTCCCAAAGGTGGATTAGTAACAGCAATATACACATAATTTACACCGTTATAGGTGTATGTTACAAAGTTATTCTTAGAATAGGTTATAGTAGGGTTATATATTCCCTTATAGCCAAATAAATTGATGATATTCTGCCATTTAATTTGCTTGCCCTCTACATAAGGTTGCACATCAGTTTTATAAAAATTTTCCAACGCTTCACAAGTATTGATAATCGTATTTAATTTTTGAGCATTGATAATCTTTTGATTACCGTTTGGAATTTGTGCAAATATATTTTGTGCGGTTTCATAATCATTAGACTGAATAGCTGTCTGATATTGCTGAATTAATTGTGCGTCAGAAGCCGTAATATCCAAAAAAGTTGTAAATGTTTGTACTTGATTAGGAAAAGTCGTACTCGGAAATTGAGGGTAACGTTCACTCATAAATCACACTTCCTTTCTATGTAATCTAAATATTATTATATATTATTCTTTATTTTATTACAACAAAAAAGAGTGAATCTATTAAGAAACACTCTTTCTTGCTACCAAAAACGTATTACAGGAGGTTTAATGAAAATAAGAAAAATATGCTTAGTTCTTTTTTCCAAGCATTATGTCACCATTCACCTTTTATCTCTCGCACATAAAAGGGTTCAGCTTTTTGTGACTAACTACCTATCTAATCATAGGTTAGTTTGAATTGTCACCATCACAGGCTTTTTTCAACTTTAGCTGAATTAATTTCATTATCACTATGGCAAGTAAATGATAATGAAAATCCAGTTAAGAAAAGGAACGTTGTGGATTTTTCGCACATGGATACGAACAACAATGTATACAATTTATAAGGAGAACATATATCTTTTATTTCCTTTCCTTAACTTAATTATATCTTACCATACTTTACGCCTTGTGTCAATAGTTATTTTGAAATATTTCCACTTATTTAGAAACTTTCGTATTCTGGATAATAAGCAATCATACTTATATTCATTGAACCACTTTCTTGCATATCAGCACTAAAACTTTTTACAAGATACTGTTTTGGAACTGTAGAATCTTTAGGTGTGTATGAAACAACTATATTTACGTCAAGCCACCATATAGGGACACATGTCAAACTTACACTGTCATTCATTCTGGTTCGTAAATATAATTCATATTTAGCACGTTGTCTTGCTAAATCATTAGTATATATATTATCATATTCACCCCCAGACAAAGGAATTGCTATCTCACCTATTGTACCCCCTACATAATAAGGGCTTTGTGGATTATCGTCTTTAGCTTCACCGTATATCTGTTGATAGCCTAGGTATATAAACTTACCATTCTGGTATCTGGCAACGTAATACTGGTTGTTACGGTCTAGTACCGCCGCTGTTCCGTCCTCATTAACCAAAGGTAATGCGCTGTTATCATTCACTTTAATATAAGGACTTGCAACTGCTGTAGTAGCCGTCCAACCTACTGTGAAACTTGTATCTGCATCAAAAGTTGTTGGATAATCTGCAATAGTAAGAGTATAAGTATTTCCACTCTGAGTTATATTACTTGGATAATATGTTGGGTCGATTGATTTTCCAAATACTCTTACTACATTTTTAACGCTTTCAAAATCAGACGTAATACTTTCTGATGTTACAATATTATCCCATACATCGTCATCCAATAAAGACGGTTCATTATGTCCACTTGGAATCTTTTGATACCTAAATACTCCGTTTACATCAAAGAAAATTTCCATAGTTGCATCTACATCTCTTAATTGAGAAAGTAATGAATAAACACTATCACCAACGTCTACTTGTATATCATAAGGTAAAGCATATGGCAATTCTTCAAGGACATATTTAGTTACTCCTACTAACTTTAACACACTAATCATAGCGTTTCTTACGTTACTACCTTGTGGAATCGTTGTTGGCATATCTGAAATATAACCATTTCTTGTACCATTCAGTCTTGCCATAAGGTCAAGTCCCTCAAATGATAATGAATTAGTAGAAGCGTCATAATTCCATGTAGGGGTATTGATAAGATAAATACCTAAATTTACCCATTCCCAGTCTTTTGCAAGTATATCATATTCACCTATATAAATCTGAACATATCTATCCAACCATATTCTTCCACCAGATTTTATCTCAAAATCAGCGGTATCTTTCAGTGCTAAAGTAATACTACATGAACGCCTTTGGTCATTGTTACTATCACAATTTATATTACCACTGATAACATAACCCTGTATTTCATTTACGGTCTGATACTCATAATTGAGCAGATTTATCTTTATTTGACGTTCTCTCATTCGTTGTTTTGCGATATTGTATAAATTTTGCGTTATATTTAATGGCATAATTTATCCTCCCTTACGTTCCAGTAGTAGAAACTCCACTTACTACTGGTTCTACTAATCCAAATTCCATAAGGTCTTTTTCGTTATTTGCGTCACCAACCTCAACGTAATCAAAGGAAATATCTACCTTTCCCATACCCCAGTTGTTGTCATATGTAATGTTTGGTTCTGAACTTGGATAAACCAAATGTATCGAGTTATTCCAATCCTTTATGATTTTTGCTTTATTATTTGTGATATAATTCAATATTTCTTCTGTTAATTTATTGATTTCGTATCTATTCATTATCCTATTCTTTTCATAATCCAAAGGTAGGACAGTAAAACTGATACTATTGCTGTAATAATTCGTCTTAGCATTAGCAACAATTACTGGATATTTACTACCATAAGGCTCAAATACACCTATCTTCTTAACACGTTTACCAGTACCATATGCTACCCCAGCGTAGAATTTATATATACTATCCTTTTCACAAATGAATACGCCCTTGAATTGAGAAGTGATACTATTGGTAATATAATCGCCCTCAGCACCGTTCAATATAGGAACTAAAGCATATTCATAATCTGTATTATTAGCGGCTATATAATCATTAAAAGCAAAGTTTAAATCTTCAAATGCTTTTACTGTAACTGTCTTTAAAGTAACCCAGTTAAATGTACCTTTAATTCTACGTTTTACTTTAATAGCGGTCAAATATTGCAGTAAGAAATCTACATTACCGCCATTGATATTACCGTCAAAATTAGCAACAATAATATCAAGATAAGCCCATTCAGTATTTTTAATAGGTGAATAATCACTAGTTACATTACTAGTTAAATGAAAATGGTCAAAGATACCGTTCTGAACTTGAACTGTTGTTACATTATTTACACTGGTAGGTGCAATATCTAGGCTGTTACCGTCTTGTACGAAATTGTACCCTAAGAAAGAAAACATATTATCCTCTCACCTACTTTCTATTTGTTGTTATTATTAATTTGTTGCAGTAGGAATTACGCTACCTAAATTTATCAAAGAAATATTATAAACATTTCCTATTCTTCTCACCCATAAAGTAAGATAATCTGTATTTTGTGGTAATGGAATATATTGAGAATATCTATAATAAACATCTTCTGCAATACCACTGTCCACAGTCATATCTACATAGGCTTTAAGTTCTGTTTCGTTTCTATAATATCCGTTCCTATAAGTAAACGTAATCTTTTGACCTTGTGAATTAGTAAAAAATGAGATTGGTGTGTCTACGTTCATATCTCTAAACCACCATTGAGCCGTAAAATCTCCGTTTAATTGGAAACCACTTGTCCACTTTGTCCAGTAACCGTCTGGTCTTAAATCAATTTCTTTACCGTCTACATTAGTAATATATATTGGTTCTTCTGGATTGCTTGAACCCTCAATAATACTAACAATACTTTCACCAGTGATATAACCATTAGTGCAATCATTAGTCAAACCAAGAATACCAAACACAGTTGGACTGGAATATGTAACAGTGATTAATATTTCACCAGTTGTTACATAAGTTCCATAAATAGTATAACCCTTGATTTCAATGTAATAAGTTGCTTTATCATCTAATCCAGTCAATAAATAAGTTTGAGTTACTGGTGGTTTAATACTCTGACCACCATAAATCTCACCACTGTTATTAATTTCAACATGGTTAGAATTATATAGAATCACATTATAATAGTTTAATAATTCACCCTCAATCTGATTATATGTAAACTCAAATAAAAAACTTGAAGAATTGATAATATTATTTGCGGGTAAATTGGTAAACTCTATTGTAGGTTGAGTATAGCACCAAAACTGTATAGGGTCACTTGGACTACTTACTTCGCCTTGTGCGTCATAAGTAGTTACATAAGCGTTATAATATGTACCATTAGTTAATGTATTAGGTGGAACAGTATGCTCAAACTTAAATGAGTCCACAGACTGTTGGTATACAACTTGGTTTGTGGTGTTGTTACGAATTGTTAATTGGTTCTTTACAACTTGATTACCACCTGTTGAATAGAATGTAAATGTTGACTTTTGAGAAGCGTCAAATGCATTTATTGAATATAATATCGGTTTAGTTACCATAAAATTTAATCACCTACTTTTTAAGATGTTCTTTGCCAAATATAACAACAAAGATATGGCTGTACAGTTGAAATAGTTTGTGTTGTTAATGTTACATCTCCGTGTGTATGTCCTTGTTCTCCACCTGCACCTAATGTAGTTGTAATAGTACCTTTACTCCAATCATTAAACCAACCACCGTTGTTATGAATTTGAAAACCATTATTAGCCGAAATTGGAGAAAACTCATTAGGCGCCGCAGAGTCATGTTTTACTGCTATAATACTTGTATTGCTATCCATACCATGTTGATGGTTTGGAATTTCATTTATTGTTAATACATGATTTTGCGTTGTGTGTGCGTGAGTATAATCATTACTATACACACCGCCCAGTTTTCCTGCTTGATTAAAGCTATCTTGATTAGTGTCAACGCCTACTAAAGTTCTTCCTTGTCCTATTAACAACCAACTTCCACCAAAAAAAGTTGAAGGATTAGTAGCAACCAAAGAAAGATAAATTGAACCAACAGGATAAACATCTAAAGCACTAATACCACCAGATTTGCTACTTCCACCACCGCTTATATACATATTACTTGCTTGATTTTGTGGGTATGTGACTTTTACAATATCATTTATCTTAAAGTTTGCGACAGAGTAACTAGGAACTCTGCTATATTCTTTATTATCTATAACAACATTATATGTACCATCAGAATTTAAACTTTTAATCAAACCAGTTTTAGTAATATCTCTAGGTGCTTTATTAACTTCCTGCTTTGCAATAATTCTCATAGCTTCAAGTATTTCTTTATTTATATCCCATGTTTTAGCATCAAGGCTACTATTCCCTCGCTTAACATCGGTTCCTTTATTGTTGTATAAATTTTGCATAATTCAATTCACTTCCTTTACCAAAACAAACAAAATCTTTATAGTAAAAGGAGAGAATTAATCTCTCCTTCCACCCATCTGTAATGCTCTGTTTTTTAAATTCTTTAATTCGTCAATAAATGATTGTGCGTTGGTAACATTTGGTAATGTAAGATTTTCAAAAGCGTAGTTATAAATAGGTGCAGACTGTCCACCCATTTTTCCTACAATACTGTTTAACCATTGTGTAGGTGAGAATTTACCAAGTTGCATAAGATTCTCAGTCAAATGATTAGGAATAATACCGTCACCCTCATTAGACCTTGAACCAAGAACTCTTAATTCTCGACCTTTTTCACCAACCATAGATAAACCATAACCTTTTGTTGTACCGTTTGCATAAGCCCCCGGGCCATGTGAAGTATCATCTTCATACCAGTTATCACCACCAGACCCATGAGAATATTCAGGTTCTTTATCAGTCCAATGTTCTTCTGGGTCAAGTTCGTCACCAAATTCTTCATCATCATCATCATCGTAACTTTTATATCTTGTCTTAAGTGTACTCATTATTTCATTATATCTATCTACATAATCTTGAAGATTACCAAGACGTTTCTCCCAGTTTTCACCCTCTAAACTAATGCCTAATACTTGTTCAGCAAGAAGTTTATTCTGTTCAGTTGTATAATTATCTGTAACATTTCCCCATTCATCTTTATACTTTTGCCAATACTTTATCTGTTCTTCAACTGAATTAATTGTAGCGTCACGAATATCTTCTAATCGTTTTATCTCTTTCTTGGTGTCTTGCTCTTTCTTATATTGTGTAAGAGCAGTTTTAGCTTCGTCTACAGCAGATTGGTCTGTTTCGTAAACAAAACCTTGTCCCTCTCTATATATTCTTACTTTCTTTTGTTGTGCTTTTGCTAAAGCATCTAACTTTTCTTGTAGTTCAATTTCGTCATTTGTTGCATCGTTCTTTTCGTTTATTTTGTCAATCTCAGCATCGTACTGGTCTTGAATAGCTTGTTTTCTTTCGTTAAGTGCATCAATTTCTTTTTGCGCTAATGAAGCAACATAACTAAACGCTGTTTCCAGATTAGATTGTTGTTCCTCATACCAAGCCTTTTCTTCCTCCCACTCTTCTTTACGTGCTTTCTTACGCTTTTCTGCTTCTTGCTCTGCTTTTCTTGTATTTTCTTCTTCAAGTTTATTACGTCCAGAATAAATCTCTTCTTCAATTTTCCAACGTTGCTCTGCGTATTTTTCTTCATTACTATAGAACTCTTTCATTAATTCTTCAAGTTCGTCATAGTATTCCTGTTCAGAAATCATATCCATAGCAAGTTGATGTTTTAAGAGGTTATAACGCTCAGTATAAGCCGCATCATGGGCTTTTGTCATACCGTCTAAGGCTTTCTCATGATACTTGTTATATTCATCCTCATACCCCTCTTTATCTTTGTAGTATTTATTTGTAAGTTCTTCAAGCTGTTCATAATACCATTTATCTGTAGCGGCATTATCTTTCATTGAAGCCTTTTGTTTATCTAAAGTAGCAAGTTCTTTTTCAAATGCTTCTTTATATGCTTTAGCGTCTGCTTTTGCTTGTTTTTCTGCATCTGAGGTTGAGGATTTCTTAGAACCACCGCCACCTTTACCAGATTTGCCACCAGATGTAGACGGTTTAAACTGTAATCCTTTTCTCAATTCCTCTAAAAGTTTTTGATTTTGTTGATTACGGTAAGCTTGAACTTGTGCGTCAAATCCTTCTGAGTAAGATTGAACACCAACACCGCTACTGCCTGTTCTAGCTTTTGGTGCGGCACCAGATACAGCATCTAAACTAGAAGCAAATTGTAAAATTCCTTGCGCTCCTTGTGCAAATTGGTTACCTGTTGTTATAGCCGTATTACCAATCGTTGTTAAATAAGGATTTGCTTGTGAACTTGCTGTTCCCACTTGTTGAATAGAAGTTCCTAAATTATCAGAACCTTGTTTCCCTATTTCTGCGTTTGTGCCAACTTTTTGCTCACTTTCACTAAAAGTATCTAATCCTTGTGAACTAGAAATAGCAGAAATCCCACTTTCAGTAAAGCTTTGTGCCATTGACATTAAAGAAGCATCGTTAACAACTAATTGACCATTTACCATTTGTAAAGAATTAAGATATTCTGGGTTTAAAGATAATAAATCAGCCATTGTATCTATTGTAACACTACCAGTTTTATTGTATTCGTCTGCTACTTCATGTAAAGTATCATAAGCGTCTTGAACACCTTTTAATTCTGATGTAAGACTTTTAATAGCTTCTTCAAATTCTTCTGTTTGAGAAGCGGCTTCACCTGCATCTTCACCATATTGATTTACGCCATCAGCGGCTTCTTTTGCTTTATCACCATTATCTTGTAATTCAATTCCTAATGCTTTTGCAAAATCTGGAAATTGCGTAGCAACAACTTCATCTAATGCTTCTTTAAATAACGGAATCTGCGAATTATTTTTAAGCAACGCATTGTATACACTTTCAAAAGAACTAAGACTATCATATTGAGTATTTATAAAAGATTGCGTCTTTTTATCAACATCAACCGTTGCATCAGCGGCTTCTCTTGTAAGTGTAGCAGTTTTATTATATTTATCCTCTAATTCAACAAGAGTATTACTTAAGAACGCTAAAGTTTGCTGATGTAATTTTGTTTGATTATCTTCTTGTTGCATTGCGGTAATAGTAGTGTTTAAATCCGCTATTAATTCTTTATAACCACCTGCCGCTTCATAAACGCCTTCACCCAAACTCTTTGTATATTTATTATAAAACGCCTTAAAAGATTCACTGGATTCAGTATCAGAGGTAAATTTCAAAGGAATATAAAACGAAGTTCTATTTAACATATCCTGTGTTGCTTTTTGCGCTTTCTGAATTTCAGCTTGATTTCTGTTCAAAAAATCTTGTGATTTTTCAGCATTTTCTTTACTAAGTAAATCTAAACCTTCTGCTCTTGTTCCGTTCAAATTTGATAGTGCTTCTTCTTCAACACCATAAGCCTTAGCAAGTTTGGAAATTGTAGATTTCAATTTCTGCTTATCTTCATCTTCGTTGCTTGCGGCATCTTTAGCATTAATATATTCAAGTCTTAAATTATAAAGATTTTTTCTTTCATCTTCAAAACTACTACCTGCTTGTTCTGCGGCTCTTCTTGCGTTTTCTTGTTGAGTATTATAATAACCATAAGCGGCTACAAGTCCAGTAACAACAAGTGATACTGCACCTAAACTTGCAGTTAATAAACTACCTGCACCTGCCATAGCCGTAAATCCTTGTGCTAAAGAACCTGTAGCGGCATAAGCATAATCAAATTTAGCAATCATGTCTAAAACATTTGTAGATATTTTTGCTATCATTTCTGGTACTTTATGTCCATTAAGAGTAATAAAAGCACCTGTAATAGCAGTAAGTACAGTGGGCATACCGCCTAAATCATTAATAAGTTTTAATACTTGCGTACCAAATTCTACAAGGCGTTTTACACTATCTGAAGAAATACCCTCAGTCCAAAACTTTTCTAATTCAGATGTGAACTGAGATACTTTACCTTGAATAGAATCAAGATAACGTGCGTTTTCTTTAAGTGCTGAACCTTGGGAGTCTAAAGCTATTTTATAAGCTTCTGTAGCCGAATTAAGGTTTAGCATAACCGAGTTAAATACAGAAAATTGGTTCTTACCTGCCAACGCCAAACCCAGTGATTGCTTTTCAGCTTGTGACATATCATCCCAACTGGATTTTAAATCTTGAAAAACTTGATATGTACTTTTCATTTCTCCTGTAGATTTATCAAATAAATCTATGGATTTTGTCACACCTTGTACTTTAAAACTTAATTCACCTGCTTCATTAGCGGCTTTTGCTATATTGTTTCCTATTGTAGTTAATCCCCTTGCAACCTGTGCGCTTCTTCCTGTAAGTATTTCTGTACCTGAGGTGATTAACGCTATAGATTGCTCAAAATCGTTGCCTAATACGGAAAGACCTGCACCTGCTACAGTAAGACCTTTTGCTAAATCATTAGTTCCAACAGCCATGTTATTAGCAACCTCATTAGTGACATCTATGATATGTTGAGCATCTTCCGCTGTCATATTAAATGCTTTCATCTGAGAGTTCACAAAACTTGCACTATCTCCTGCTGAAATTGCAGTATCCGCAATATTCTGGAACATAGTTGCTACTTTTCCTAATTGTAAACTTTCTTGGTCTGAATAACCCATTTTCTTGAACTGAGTTCCTGCTTCTATAAATTCAGTAGCACTTTTTCCTACTTCAAGACCCATTTCTCTTGCTGTGCTTACAAAACTTTTCATTCCCTCGTCTGTTAAATCAGACACTTTCTTATATTCAGTAACAGCCGCATCTAATTCCCTAACAGCATCTACACCTTCCATTAACGATTGTCTTAACTCATTAATAACAAGTGTTACACCACCAAACTTAGACACCTTAGTAAATATATCACCAATACTTTGAGAAGTTTTTTCTGCACTTGTAGATGTATCATCAAATCCAACTTTTAATCCTTTAAGTCCACTTAACGCATCGTTAAGTTTACTTGTATCAACATCAATGCCAACTTTCATAGTTGCATATTTTTGACTTATCTTATCTAATTGTGCTTGAATATTTTTTGCGTCCAATACTGCGTTTACAAGTATTTGAAAATCTCTACTATTCAATGCCATTATTTACATGCACCTACCTTTCTTGGCGTTTATATTTGGCTTCTTACCAAATCCCTTACTTATTTCAGTAGGTTTAATCTGTGACCATGCTATTCCAATAGCATCTCCAATATCATCATCATTTTTCACGCTTTTAGGTTTATCTAAATCATAAAACAATTCCAACCCAAAAATATGATTGACTTTTTCTATAGTTTTCCATTTCATTACTGGGCGTTTAGTTCCATCTCTAGTACCATCATAAACACCCAAATCACTACGCCATTTACTAGGCATAAGAAATTCTATTTTTACATTATGTACTGCACAAACACCTAATACAATTCCTTGTAACACTGATAATTGTTTTACTGTTTGTACATTATTACCACATTCACCACTTAAAATTGTATCTTCACAATAAATAAAAAATGGGGAATAAGTGTCCAATAGCGTGGATAACTCATTCCCCATATATATACAACGTTCTCTCCAAGCTATCTCTTGCTTCTGTTTCCAAACGCCAAATTTAATCAATTTACCATTTTTAAAAACTGAATATCCAGAACTTTTCGTTGACATATCCAGTCCAATTACAACATTTTCCATATAATCCTCTTTTCCAAATTTTACCAGAAAGAGGATATATTTTTGCCTCTTCCTACACTTCTACACTGTATTCCTTGTTTTTGCATACCCTCAATGAACCATTTCTTTAATTCGCCTTTGTTCAACTGTTCAATTAGTGGTGTCCAAGCATCTCTTGGTTTGCACCACCAACCGTATCCAAACAAATCACCACCAAGACCTTGATATATAATTCCAGTTAATTCATCTCTTACATCACCATAAGTAGTATATAAACTACCATGCTGAAACATTTCTGGATTATAAGACATAAAAGTAGGGTCTTGAGATAAAATCCCAGACCCACCTTTGCTTGTTTTTTGTGAATTTGTTTGCCAACTTTCCAGAAACTCATATGTTCTTTCATACTCTTCTGGCATATGTGTATATACAATCTGATTGATTAATTCTTTGTATTTTATAATCATTTGTTGCATTACATATTCAACAGCTTTAAAAACTGGTTCATTGTACAAGGAATAAAACTCAGCTACATTTTTAGCATAAGCCATTTTACTTTATCACTTCTTTCCAAACGCTTCAACCAACTTTTTACTGTCTGCTAACATATCCTCAATCTGCTTATTATTAGGCATTTTCTTAGCATATTTATCTAAAGTCTTATTCAACTGTTCTAAAAATTTATTTACATTAGTTCTGATTGATAATTCATCTTCTACATAATCGTCAATTTCACTAACGTTAAACACATCAAAATTCACAGTTTCAATAATTCCAGATTTAACAAGCATATCATAATCTTTAGCAATTTCCTCTGGAATATCAGTCATTAACTTAACAAGCATTGTATTTTTAATAACATTTCTCTCAACAGCATTTGAACACTTTAACATATTATTTCCAATAAGTTCAACCTGTTCTGGTGTTAAATAGTGTTTTACTGTATATTTTTCACCTTTTTTGTCCTCGGTATAAGGAATTGTTATCACTTTTTCTTCTAAATTAATCATTTTATTCCATTCCTTTCGTTTTATTCCATAATCTATGTACAAGGGTGTAACGAAACGTGACACCCTTTCAAAAAGTTTACCCTACCAATTTATCATACAATCCATTCAAGCCAATGTCGCCCTATTTTTACTTATCAGTAACCACTTTCTTTGCAACTTGGTCTACCCATGTAGAAGCCATTCCAGACACAATACCAATAGCAACAGCCGTCATAATATCGTCAGCAGGAAAATCAACCATATATCTATAACCTAAAACACCTGCAATTCCACCAATCAATCCAACAATCGGCAAAATTTTATTATTATCTAACTTAGTATAATTTTTAACAAACTGTCCTGCAAGATAAGCAATAACTACAATTACAGGTACACTTACAATTCCGAAATCTGGCATAATATCAAGTCCTTTCTATTTGAATCCGTATTTAGTTGCTAATATATATCCTACAAAAGATATTGCAATAATTATTGTGGGAAAATTTTTCTTTATGTATTCCATAATATTAAAATTGGATTCTTCTTTAATTTTATTAAAATCCGTTTTAATATCGTTTACTTGAAGTTTAACGTCTGAAACGTCACTTTGTAAAGAAATCATTGTAATTTTAATATCTTGAATAGTTTCATTTAAAGCAGTATTAGTTTTTACAACTTGTTCTGATAATTGCTGAATAAATTTATGACTTTCTTGAAGTCTGGTAATATCTTGTGTATGTTCATCTACTTTTAACTTAACTTCTCTTAAATCCTCTTTAATTTCATGTGCTGTCATATCTTCCACAAATCTCACCTACTTTACCATAAAATACCCTTCTTTCTTTTTTATCCGTCCATTCATTTCATTCCAATTAATCACCACAAAGGTTAGCAAATACAATACCAGTAATTGCTCTCAAATCAGCCTTATTCAAAGTTCCAATATAGTTCTTAAACCTTGACTTATCCACAGCACGAATTTGTTCAGCACAAGCAACGCTATCATCTACAAGAAATTTATTTTTTTCTTTAGATAATGTATAGTGTGTAAGCAAATCTTCTCTTTTAACTTTAGAAGTTAAAGGTACTATGATTATGGTAGGGCTATAAAAATTTCCAGTATCATTCTGTAAAATTAATACTGGTCTTACTCCGCCTTGTTCTGAACCTTGGGTATTCCTTAAATCAGCATAATAAACTTCCCCTCTTTTGAATGTTCTTGCGTTATTGTTTATTGTTGTAAACATATTCAGTTCTCCTTATGTACTATATTTTTATATAACTTTCATATAATATATATAGCACTTTTTATTTACAAAGTCAATACTTTTATTTACCATAACCCTTATTTTTATTAATACCATACCCATTTTTTGTCTTATATAAAGTAACATATTTAGGTACAAAATTAAAAGGATTTTTCAATGTAATCACCATATTGTTCTCAACTTCAATATACAATTCGCCTTTCTTTTCAAAACGAACCCTTGAAGCCTTTTCTGGAACAATATATTCACTTTTTAACCTACAAGTATCTTGACTTGGTAATGGTTTCCAACAATCTGATATATTGCACCAACGAACAAAAGGACAAATATTACCATTTTGTCTTTTACATAAAACCCTATTTCTATTATCTATTTTGCCAATATATGAATCTGGACACAAAATAATCACTTCCTTTACAGCAAAATTTAAAATATGTAAAATGCGTAGAGCATATCACCCTACGCATATAGATACAAGCCAGTAACAGAGATTAACCGACAGTTACGTTAGCATAGCCTTCAACTGCTTGATTCTTAGTAAGAACAGCGTGGATAGTGGTTGTACCAGTTGCTACGCCCTCTACCTCACCAGTTGCGTCATCTACTTTAGCTGTACCAACAGCACCACTTGTAAAAGTAACAGCAGTTGGGTCTACTAACTTAGGCAGAGCATTTCTGATAAGAGCATAAACCTTAATGGTTTCTTTCTCAGCTACTTGTAAATCAATATCAGCCGGAGTTAAAGCTAATGCGTAAGCATCATTTTCCCACTGAGCAGTGGACAGAATTTCCTTAATAGTACCATAAATAGCTTCGTCACTACAACTAGAGGTTTCAGCAGAAGCCAGAGCAGAACCATTAAGAGGTGTGTTAGCCGCACCAGTCATACTCATAGAAATCTCCTGTGAACCGTTTAACATTAAACGTGGAATATCAATCTGAACCTCACCGACCTTAGTAGTAGAAGCTTCATTTGGATTAGTGCTACTACCTGCAAACAAAGTACCAGTCATTACAGCATGTACAGTAGCAGGAATAAAGTTAGCACCTACTGTAAGCACTCTCATGGAATCATTGTTTACTATATACTTAACGCAATAAACATCACCAGACATAGCACCTGCGACAGTGATAATCTTGTTGTTGAAAGTACCCTTAGTCCATGTAGAATCATTAGGTTTCTTATACCAACCAATAGTACCAAAATTACCAAATGCTACAGGAATACCTGCTACAGTAATCTGTCCTGCATCTGTTACAGTAACTTCCTCAACAGTTAAAGCACTGCCACCAATCGCAATATCAGAACCAATGTTCTTTGCGATAAATTCAAGACGGAACATTACATCAGTAAGAGTTACGTCCATTGTGGAAGAATGTGCGTATTTACCATACAGTTTTGCACCTTGTCCACCACGAATATCTTCAAGAGATACATCAAAACTAAAAGTAGAATCTGTTAAAGTTTTTGCAGTAGCAAACAGTTCATCACCTACAAAAAGGTCAACATTTGCTACACCGGCTAAAAAAGCATCCATTATATTACTCCTTTCATATTTCAGACATTTTTAAATCCTTGTCCAATATTCTTTTTATTTATAAAAGCATCTGCATATTTACCTTTCTTGTTTTTATACGCAAAATGCTCTATAGGTTTTTTAAACTTTCCACCATTTGCTTCAAAATTCTTGTTTACAATATAATCAATTTGTTCAACAACAGCATTAAACAAAGACGTAAAGCTATAAAAAGTCATTTCAAGCAAATCTTTTTTTAACATGCCATTATGTGCTGAAATGATAGATATTTTTCTTTCTAATGTTATAGGTTCTTTATTCTTATTCACCAAGCTATAATATTCATCAATAGCTTTCTTATAATCTGGGTCTAAATCTCTTTCATCTTCATAATCATAAATATTTTGATATTGTATTATCTGTATAATATCCTCAAAATCTTTATAATCTATGATAACTCCATTTATTTCAAGAATAAATTTACCCTTATCATCAACTTTGATTGTAAGTTGTTCTTCAATTTTATCAAGTCCAAAACACAGTTCTATAATTCTAACAAATTGCCAATATCTTATAGAGTGTTTTTCAACTTTTCCAAATAATTCTTCGCCTAAAACCATTTGCAAAAGAAATTGTAAATAAGAACTTTGAATAACTTGTATATCATTAATCGCATTTTTATCTATTGTTAATACATTGTAACAATTTATAAAATCATTAGCATTTTTTACCGTAACTGGATATAACATTATAACTTGTTTATGTCTTGTAATATAAGGAATAGGTTCATCCATTTCAATATAACTTTCATAAGGTGCTATATCAAATTTCACTGAACACACCCACTTCCTACATCACCAATCTGAACAGCCATAAATATACTTGCACCATTGTAGTTTCTTGTATTATTCAAAGCCGCCCTAGACCTACAATATTGTGATAGTTCTGCGTTAAACTGAAATTGTCCAACACCGTCCATAGCATAAGAACCATTAAGTGTTTTCATAATCTCAGTTTCCATAACATCAGCCCTATTACAAGGAATACCATTATAGTCCACAATAGCAATTTTATCACCAAATAAAACATCAAATTCATATACAACAGTACATAAATAAGGATTTATTGGATAACTGTCATACTTAAAACATTTCAATATGGTTGTTGCATCATATTGCATATTTTCAACCAAAGGATTTAAAAATATCCTATATTTTTGTTGTTGGTCTTTATTTTTATAAATCATTCCCATTTTTTCTTCAAACGTAAGATTAGGTTTGCTTAAACAATCATAAGTACCATACTTAAGAAGTTTAAATATATTTTCATTATTTTGAGCCAATGTCATTATAATTTTATAAGGAACATATGGCAAATTTGCAAAATTATTAAACATTTACACATACTCCTTTCTAAAACGCAGACACTAGCTTGACTTCTTTTTGTAATGTTAAATCTTCAGCTTCTATTGTTAAAACCAATACATCAGACGTAGGTTTTATACAAGTTAAAGCATATGTATTATCTGATTTAGACAAAGTATAATATCCTTGTTTAACACCAGCTGCAGTTACAGTAATATCAACATTTTGTTTAATGCCATTAATCATCAACATTGGTTCAAAAATTTGAACATTACCTTGACGTACTTGTGTGAAAACAGGTGTTATAACAATCTCTTTTTTCTCAGCTACAGTTTCTACCACAGTACATATTGCTTCGTCTTGTACTGTCTTGTACTGACTGGTAGCCACATGAAATTCAATTTTAGACCCCAACTCAACATCAGCTGAAATCTGATAATTACCGTTTTCATCTATTGTCGCACTTTCAGACGGTACAGCCCACCATTGCAAAGGAATAGACAACTGCTCGTTGTCCCTCATTACAATAGCTTGTAACCTACCGCTACCACCTTGTACCACTTCAAATTCACCATCTTGTATCATAATCGAAAAAGTATGTTCGTAACGATTAGCCACATTATTTTCAATATCATCAGACGGTTGAATTTCATCAAGATATAAGTCTATATAAAGAATAGTAGTATCTTGGTCTATATAACTATTCTGCATATAATTATTATACCCAGTAATCTTAAAAGGTCTACCGTTAAATATAAACCTTTTATTTTGTTTCCATTTAATTGTTTCCTTGTTTCCTTGCACTATCATTACAACATGATTATCTGGGGTAACAATATCTTCCATGTACTTAGGTGAAGGTGATGTAGGTGTATAGTCCAAAATACAAGGTATTGATATAATATCACCAGTATTTTCATCTACATATTTTGCAAGATTATTACAACGTCTGACAACAACAGCCTCGGAAACACTGTTATAGTTGTCTGTAAATGTTGTAATCCAGAAATTATCGTCAAATTGATATAATAATCCTCTAGTATTTCTATCAGAAGAACCATTTTCTTGAATAATATCCTTGAAAATTAACTTTCTGAAATCATCACCATTTTTACGTCCGGTGCTTGTTTCCTCTATGACATGGTTTATATAAACAGCTATAGGATTAAACTCAAAAGAACCTATTTCAGTTTCTTCACTCACATCATATTGCACAGTGGTATTATCCCATTGAGAATCAACTGATGCTTGCATATCGTTTCTATACTTACTGTTAGGGGTCATAGCCAGACCCTCTAGGTAAGCACCATAATAAGTTAATGCCATGGCTATGTCCTCCTTTTATTTTACTAAATCTATTGCTTGAAAAATAGAAGCCTTTACCATATAATGTGTAGCTTCTGTTCCTAATTTGTTTAAACCTCTTATGATAATAATAACTTGTTCGTTTATCTCGTTTTTCTTTACACCGTTTAACCAAACTAATAAGGTTTCTAAATATTTATAATAATCTTCTCTTGAAGTTTCATAAATACATAAAGCCTTATACAATTTCCCAATAATCAAATTCTTATTCATTAAAACACCAACTGCAAATCTTTTATTTTGTCTATATTATCATTCTGATAATCCAAACTATCTTGCTTTATCTTTTCTCTCATTCTATCCAGATATTCAGATTTAGCGTCCAGATTATTTGCTTCTGCATAATGTTTAAAGTCTGTATTAGTAAGGTGTAAATTAAATTGAGTAACATCATTAACATTGGTTTCAAACCAAGTGTATACAAACCAATCTGCTAAAATACTTTGTTCTTTCAAAGTTAATTCATTAGCAAATTCTCTAGTTTCCACATCATAATCAAGAGGTTGTAAACATTCAACAAATTTAGGTATAGATTTAATTAACATTCCATCAGTATATTTTTGAAAATCATCAGCACTTTTTTCATAAAGTTTATCCAATTTGTAGTCACGAATAATAATTAATGCTAAGTCTTTTATAGAATCAAAGGAAGTAGCCATAGTCTTTCACCTCCTTTTCATTAATTATTCAGCTTCGATTCCAACAAAATCAATTCCAGTAAGTTCACCAAGTTTAACCAGAACATTTGCATCTACATCAATTCCTTGTAAACGCTTATTCTTAATCATTTCTACAATGGTTTCTTTCTGACCTCTTGGAGCCATATTATAAAGGTCAATGATTTTATTTGCATCATTCTTGAAAATATTCTCAATGACATCTGGTGGTAACATCTTATTATATTCAGACGTTTTTCTTAATTTCTTAACAACTTCTTCGTCAGCGATATAGAAATATCCCTCATTAGCAAATCTCTGATTGTGCTGTACAATATCTTTCAAATCACCAAATGGAATATCCATAATCTGTCCAAAATCAGTAAAGGTGTAAATATTTCCTTGACCTCTACCTTGTGTTGCTAAGTTTAATTCGCCTTGACACATACTTACAACTGGTACTTCAACTTCGAGGTAGTTGTAAAACCTATCGTTACCAGACGGTACAGACTGGGCAACTCCTTGTGTCTTAACCTTCCCCTCTAAGTCATTAAGTCTGTTCATAAGTGCTTCAAATTGCTCTGTACTAAGTGTTACCGTATTAGCAGATTTTTCTTCTACGTTTTCTGTTACAGTTTCCTCAACAATAGGTGCTGTAGCAGTCTTTTTTGCTGTTTTTGCGGTTGCCATATCGTTTCATTCCTTTCATTCATTTTATTCATTAAAAAAGAAATGCCAAGAAAGCATAAAACTTCCTTGGCATTTTTATGCTTAAGTCTTAAAAAGACCAATTAAAATTAGTCAAGTTTAACTAAACCAGCAGTTGAGTTAGTAATAAGTTCACATGCCCAACTCTTATTAATAGTAGTGTTAGATGTAAGATTTGCGTTATCGTAGTAGTTATTTCCATTGCTGAGTTGAGTACCTTCAATTACCATTTTAACTAACTTATCTGTAGACGGAGATACAACATAAATCTTCTTATCATCAAGTGCCAGAGAATACTTAGAGTAATCACCAGTAGCGACCTGTGGCAGAACCATAATGTCATAGTCAAAGAAGTTCTTGATAAGCTGAATACTCTGGGAGTTACTATCTGTTACGATTCTGTAACCATTAGCGGCGTTTGGAATAATCTTAGATAATGCAAGTGCAGTACCTACGATTACAGCCTTATCACCCTGATTATAAGCGGTTACAGTCTGACACAGACCAAGCAGAGTGTCCTGTGTATAACCAGTCTTAACTAAAGCCGTAGGATAAGTAGCCGCAGTTAAACCTGCGTTCAGTGCATTGTAAGCGTCCAGAGAGAAAGCAGTTTCCATAGAACGAACAGCGGTTCTTACAAACTCAGCTAAATTCTCCTTGCCTGCTAGAGCCTTATACAGAGAAGCGTAAACAGTGATGTTGTGGTTTACTGGATTAAGGGTCTTGTTTGCACTAAACTGTTTCTGACGAATAGTAGTTCTCTGACCATGTGCGCCAGTAGAAACAGTCATTAACGCTCTTGGCTTAATCTCAAACTGTGCAGAATCACCCCAAGCAACATTACGAACTTCGGTATACACTCCAACAGAACGAATAATGGTTTCTGGTAATACTGCCTGAATCAGCATATCAACAACAGCAAAAGCTGCCCACTGCATCATTGGATTAGCAACTAAATGCATAGGCTGAATATCTTCTGGCAGATTACAACCTGCAAATCTCTGAACTTCACCTAAGAAAGACTTGTTAATCTTATCTTCCTTTTCACTCAGAGAAACAGAATTATCAAAATCACCTAATTCTTTTTTGTTTACCTTAGACATGTAATGGAAATAATAATCTCTGAATCTGTCAACAAATTTTAAAGTGTCCTCATTACCGTTAGAGAACTTAATAATGGATAAATCCTTAATAGCCATAAGTCTAAAATCCCCTTTCTAATATATACTCAATTATATACCCAATCAAAATTACTGAACTCTTTCAAGAATCCAACCTGCTTCGCTATCAGTACCAATAGCAAAAGGCATAGCTTTGCGAATAGCAAATCTTAAACCAGTATAAGCACTTGTAGCTTCTGCAATAGCTTTCCAACCAGTACCTGCGGTATATTCTACAAACTTAGCTGTAGCACCAATGGTTGCAGGGTCTTGTGCGCTTGCGAAGAATGGTGTAGAAATTTGCACACAGTCACCAATCTGTACAGAAAATACATCAAATTCTACATTCTTAACATTGGTGTAATTTCTTGGGTCAACACTAATACCTTTGTACAGTAAAGTACCATCAGCAAGTACGTTTACTTCTGGAGCGCAAGCCATCCAATACTGAGCGTGTTTACCTGCATCACCTAAAGGGGTAGCTGTCCATACAAATTCCTTACCTGCTGTTTCACTAAAACCATTTTCAAGAGTAACTACAGTACCGTTCATAACATCTTCACTACAAATAGCACTACGATTATAAGCGTCTACGTTATCAGCCGCAATTCTGGATAAAACTAAAACTGTATTAGCCATATTCTAATTACCTCACTTTTCTTATTATTTTTTATTAATCAGCCCATAAACCAGTATTTTTATTTGTTTCAACAGGTGAACCCATACGCCATAATCCCTGTCTTGATTTATTAGACTTTTTACTTGCTTCAAAAGCTACACTCTTAACCTTGTTCTTCCAACCGTCTAATTCAGACATCTTACAAAGTTTTCCCTCACACTCAAACTTTTCAAATTCGTCTTTGTCAACAAAATTTTTAACTTCTTCAAGTGTCTTTGCAACTTCCATTTCTACAGATTTCTTTTCTGTATCTTCTTTGAACTTTCTCAATTCACCAAGTTCTGTATCTTTCTGCATGATAATATTGTCTTTATCCTCTAAATCTTTTGCTAACTTAGCGTTCTTTTCAGCTTCTTTTTCAAGCATTTCACAATAAGCAGAAGCATCTACATTAGCATCTGTGGAAAGCTTTTTAATGAAATCTACACATTCAGACATAGTAATTGCCTTGTCCTGTTTTTCTTCCATTTTAGCTTTTTCTTTATTATCTTCATGTTCATCATCATCTGCTTTTTCTTCCATTTTCTGAACTTTATCTTTCTTTACAGTGTTCCACTTAATATCAGCAGAAACCTTTTTATCGTCTTTACTAACTTTAACATCAGCTTCAACACGATACCTTTCATCACCTTTAGTATAAATAATATGGTCTTTTTCTACGGAATCAACATAGACATCTTTACCCTCATGGTCTTGAACCTTAGCAATAATATCACCCCATGCTTTTCTTCCTTCAATTTCAAATTTCTGTTCTTGCATAGTTTTACTTTCCTTTCCTTTACTCTCTTTATTATCGTCATTATCTTCAATATCAAGACTTTTATAAATCTTTTCAATTTTAGACACAACATCAGTTTCATTTTCAGCTTTAGCGTAACCTAAAGCAGAACTTAAACCATTACGATTATATACTAAAGTATCACCTTTAAACTGCATAACTGGATATTTCAGCTTATCAGATGGTGCGTCTTTCCAACCATTTTCTACTTTCATGTATACATCTTTAACGAGAGTATCAGCATTAGAAGCATCAATAATTTTCTTATAAAGTTCAGTTTTATCTACTTCACCCCATGGTGTATCTACCATAGAATCCTTAGATTTATCTACTTTATATGTTTTCTTTTCCATGTTTACCCTCCTTTCTTTTGCGAATTTCTTTAATTCAGATAAACTATTACTTTTGCAATTTTCGTAAAATTTATTAGCTTTTTCTTCAAACTTTACCAATTTTGCATTTGCTCCGGGACTACTTGGATTTATCCTTTTGCCCAGAACAGTTAAACCTACGATACAAAAATTGGAAATCAAATTATTATCAACTTCACCGTTTTCCAATTCTGTGCCTACGGTCAACATTTCCACTGATACGCTTCTGCGATTATCGTTATATTTAAACATATTATACACATCTTCTGCATAAATCTTAGAAATAACAAAATCACATATTGCTAAAAGATAGCCGTCTTTATCATATTCAAAGCGAATATCTTGATTTTCAGGTATTCTTCCAGATATGCACTCGTCAACCGTATGACCTTCACCATCTTTTGTATAAGGATTTACCTTACACACAAGCCATTTACCCTTTATTGTATCAGCACAATTTCTTAATACTTCTTCTGAAATAATTAACCCATGGGTATTAGGTCTTGTACTCAGAAAAAGTGTAGTTCCATAGGCAAATTCTGGGTCATCATCATCAACAAATTTTTCAATAACATCTACTGAAAAATTTCGTTTAATCTGTTTTATTTCCAATGAACTCCACTCTCCTTTCTTTTAATATTCCATGAGTTTCGCTCAATTTCATATACTTATCTACAAATTTCTTATCAATCTTATAATAAGTTGCTTCTCTATCCATATACATAGGCATAAGACCATTTTCTTGTAACAACAAATTCTCTTGTGAATTGGTTACTCGCCAATAGTCTGTATCATTTAAAGGTGTACTACGAAAAATCATAATTTCACCCCTTTGATACCCCATTTGCTAATATTAAAATCGAACTTATCAAAATCTGTAGGCATTTGTTGTGCTTTATCATTTAATGTATTTACTTGTCCCATAATGATATTGTATTTTCTAAATAATCTATACATATCGGAAGTTACGTTTCTATCCCTATGAGCAATAGCAATGTCTACTACTTTATTCATAATTTCATAAACTTCGCTAAACTCTTTTAAGACCGTAGAAAACATATCAGATAAATTAGAATAATTTCTATCATCTTTATGGACTTCTGGGCGAATAGAAGATAAATTATAATTATCTTTAATTTCACTCACAACATCTGCAAGCAAAGGCATAGTATGACTTATGTTAAGATGTACAATTTCTCCTGCGTTTGGCATAGAAAAATCGTTTAGCATAACAGAAGCTACTCTATCCAAAGTTGCGTTCAAATCAAAAAACGCTCCATACAGCACGTCTAACGCTTCACTTGTTTCTTCATGTATCAACAAATCAACTCACCGTTACTGAAAACTTATAAAAAGTTATAAACTTTTATGTTTCATTCCTACTTCAACGAGTATGCTTTCATAATTATTTCTAATATACTACTCACAAGTTCTTGCACTCTCCATAGGCGTAAATTCCGAACTAACGTATTCGTACATATTTATATCAACCTGAAATGCTATGATACAGATTGATTTAAAACATTTTCTCCATATCTTTTAAGATTTAAAGATGCTTGATAATCTCTGTCAATCATATTACCGCAATCACATTTATAAACACGGTCTGATAATTTTAAATCTTTTTTAATTTTGCCACAACAACTGCATAATTTAGAACTAGGAAAAAACCTATCAGCAACTATTACAGTAATATTATTCCATTTACTTTTATATTTAATTTGCCGTCTAAACTCATAAAATCCTTGCTGTTGTATAGCTTTGGATAAATGTTTATTTTTCATCATACCTTTTACATTCAAATCTTCAATACAAATAAAACTTGGTTCTCGCTTTATAATTTCAGAAGTTATTTGATGTAAATAATTCTTGCGAATATTTGTTAGTTTATGATTTACTTTTAAAAGTTTCTTTTCGCTTTTTACAATGTTACTTGTTTTACAATAACTATCTCCTTTCTTGTTTTTTAAATATTCCCTAGAAACAGAACGCTGTAACCTACGTTTTTTCTTCTCTAACTGTTTTATCTTTTGTGATTTATTTATATTTTGATATTTATAATTATTAGAACAAATAGCTAAATCTTTAATTCCTAAATCAATACCAATTCCTTCTTTATTAGGAATATTTACACTATCTGGATATTCTACACCAACTGTAATCCACCAATTTAATCCGTCAAATTTAATTCTAGGATTATAATATTTACAATCTGTCGGTATACGATTACGTTCAGCAAGTCGTATCCAGTTTAATTTCTGCTTATTTTTCTTTTTAGATTTTGTAAATCCTTCAACTTTTACATGAGTTTCAGAAAATTGAATTTTTACACTATCTTGGTAAAAGGAGGGTGTAGATTTTTTTCTGTTTTTAAATTTAGGAAAGTTTGTCAAGCCTTTAAAAAATTTCTTATAAGCATCACAAGCATCTTTAATAGCTTGTTTTGTGACATTGTTAGAAATATCATTTAACCAGACATATTTCTGTGTATGTTTCATTTTTGTAAATTCTTTTCGCAAATCCGTATCAGATAGAAATTTACCACCATTTTTATAATTTTCTTGTTCTCTTGCTAATGCCCAGTTATAAGCAAATCGAGCAGTGTAAGCATACTGAAGCAATTTTGTCTTTTGTTTATTGTTTGGAATTAACATTACTCGAATCGTTTTTAACACATTGTTCGCCACCTTCATCTATAAGTTCTTTTACAAATTTCTTTGCTTTGTCTTATAAAACTTATAAAAATCAACATTCAATTATAACTTTTTATAAGTTTATAATCATTGTTATTCACCTCTTTCAACCAGTGTTACTCACTGTTACTAATCAGTACCCTATTGATTTCGTGACCGTTCAGCAGAATCAGAAATGGCTTCTTCACTTTGAGGTCTACCAACTTGTCCACTACCCCCACTCATGGTATGAATAGACAAAAGTTGTGATAAATTGTCTAAGAAATCACTATTATGTGCTTCTTCCAACATTCTCTCAAAATCCATAGGTTTATATCCAAAAGCAGACGCATAAGCACTTGAATTAAGTACCATACCCACATCTGCTAATTTCATAATAGCATCTTGCTTCTTTTTACGCCAAAATGGTTGTGTACATCCATCAAACGTAAACTTAAACTTAAATTGTTTAGTTTTCTGATTAGCATAGAACTCTAAGAAATTGTTAAATTGAGTATATAATTTAGCCACAATCTCATAATCAGCAGTAATAGCCGCTTGAAGTTCTTCGTTTGACATTCTATCCGTAGCGTAAATTAAACGGCTTGCAGAACTACCATATCCCACTGTATCTTTAGCGGCAGTAGTAGCCATATCTGTGTTTTTATCCTCAAACTGTTTAAATTCAACTTCTTCAAGAGGTAAAGCAATAGAACGAACAATTTTATCTTGTGTCATAGAGTTTTTCAATCCACTAGCGACAAGTTTCATTAATCGTCCTAATGTACTTGGTTTGACTGCAAACCTATCAGCAACCTCACCAGATTTTGCAGAATCTTGCATTTTCATCTCACCGTAAAGTATACCAAAAGCACTGGCAATATCTTTATTTTTTTGTAACTTTGCAATCTCTGTGTTATTGAAAACATTCTTTAAATACGGAGCCATAAAAGGAACACTTGCAAAATTACTTGTGTCAAACTTGAAAGCCCAGAAACCATCATTAGGACTTGTCTGGTGATAAAGAGTAAAAGTACCATCACGATTACTTAAGCCGTTTGACGGAATATAATCTTTAAAATCTTTACCGTCCCATACTTCTCTAAGGTATTTTTTAAACACAGGAGCATAGCAATCTATATCTACACCTTGCATACCAATAAAGTACATCATGTCGAAGTCGAATAATAAGCCACTTTCAAAATAACCAGTTAAGATACATCTATCTTGTGGCAATGTTTGTAGAGCATATTTAGGATTGTTTCTATCCATGTTTGTTCTAAAACTTGTATAGTGTACTTCATGTCTTAAAAGCTGTTTTACAACTTTTTTAAATTCACCTTTGTAATCAAAATTATCAAGGAATTTATAAATTCTTGCTTTATCAGCTTTATAATTATCAGACTTATAATCTTCTTTCTTAGCGTTTTTACAAGTAATTTGCAAATCAAAAGAAAGGAGATTTGTGTAGTATTCAATAGTTCTGTTATAAATCATATCGAATACTTCCATAAACTCACTATAAGCCTGTAAGTTTGTAGCACCAGTTTTATACTCGCTTAAAGCCTTTATAATATCGTCATATTTTGGAATCTTAGCATTGTTGTTAAGATTAACCAAATTCTGATTACTTAACCATGGACTATATACTCCAAAACTATCCAATCCATATAAACTCTGAGCAAAACTTACTACATCATAAACCTGTTGTTCTGATAACATAACAGGTTCTTCTACTTTAGGAGTTAATCTTTGACTATTTTTCGTAGTTCTCATCTCCTTTCTTCAAATATTTTTATTTAAAGGCAGTCAAATCATAGCAGTTGATAAGACCGCCTATATACACTTAGAACACAAGTTGGTCTAACTCATCTAAATTGGTATCTCTTTGTTCATCTACAGCATACTTATCACCTATTAAGGTTGCAATATGGTTTCCGTAACTCAAAGCTACAATTTTATCCTTTGTCGCACTATTTCTGTTAGGTTCTGATAATTTCAAAATACCGTTATTCCATGTTTGAGTTAAACTAATAGCTTCTGACATCATTAATGCAGTTTGAACATATGGCAACTTAATATTAACTTTTTCCTCAGAACTCATAGTAAGATAATTTACATCTTCTTCAAGTTCTGTTTCAATCGTTAATTCATCTACCAAAAATTCAATCATTTCATTATCTAGGGCTTTCTTTAAATCAAGCCACATTAAACTATTTCGTTCACTTGTACCAACAATAGGTATGATACATGGTATAGCTTCTGCATCAACCGTTTTGCCTTTAAGTTCTTGAATTTTAGCGTCTGGAACTATCTGTAAAGCAGATTCATAACAAACTGTAAATCCATGTGGATTCCAATTACTTCGTGATGGGTGTTCAAAAGGTTTAGATAACTCTGTATAATAAAGAGTACCACCGCTTCTTTCGTCCATTACGATATAATCTGCTTGGTAATCCCAAAAGAACTCTCTAATCTTTTGTTGAAATCCCTCACTATCACTAGCAGGGTGCGTTCCAATATATTCTACTTTTCGTCTTGTCTTACCATCTTTCATAATGACAGACATACAACCAATAACACTATTATCGTTATCGTTTGTATTGCTGTTTACAAAAGCATAATCAATGAAAAGTAAACGTTTTTCAAATTCACCTTTAGGTCTGTTACCTAAATCAGTTGACATAAATATATCCATAGGCGTAGGTGGTTTATAGGCTTTTTTTATCACTTGATTCTTTCTGAAATCTTCAAGTAAGAAGAAAGCACCCTCTGTTTCACCATACATTTCATTCAAATCTTCTGTTACAAAGTCAATATCTGAATCAAATTCTTTATCATGCCAGTAATCAGCCCATGTTTTAAGGTTAAATAAAATTGCAAGAAAAATATTAGAAGCAAAGAAATTATATGTATGGTCTTTTCGTATCATACTTTGTTGAACAACAAGTTTAAATTCTTGCCAGAAACTTTCACTTCTAAATCTTGCAGATGTAATACTTATAGTTTTACATTGCTCAACCCAACGTGGCAATGTTTTTCCATTACTATCTTTATATTCGTCCAACAACGAAAATTTAGATTGTCTTGGGTGAGCCATTTTAGAGAATACAGAATCTATTAAACTTTTCTTCAAAAGTCTACGTTCTTCATATATAAGCATAGTTGCCCTAGAACCTCTACTGCTGTTCAGACAAGGTAAAACCGTTATCATACTGCCATTTATTTTGCTCAAATCTACTTCTACACAATCATTATTATACCTAAAAACTATATCGCCATTCTCATAATAATATTGTAAAACTGGTGAAAGTTTCTTGCAAAGTTCATCTTCTATTTTCTTTTTTACTAGCTTTGTAGCCTGTGGAATAGTAGAAGATGTAATAACAACTTCTGCAAACGGGTATAAACATGAGTGTATGACAGCGAGAAGTCCTGCAATCATTGACTTAGAAGCACCTCTCGAACAAATCGCATACCAATATTGGCTAATTCCTGCTAAATAAACCATAACATGCTGAAACGGATATAATTTAATCTTTAATCTTCTTTCAGCATATATATTCCAATTACGTCTATAAAATGTTGTCCATTCCTTAATATTTTTCTTTCTTTGTTCCCACGGTAATCTTCTGTCAGTCTTTTTCTTTTCTTCTTGTTTTTTCTTTCTTTTTTCCACAAGACTAATAATATCTATATCTTTGTTTTCCTCTAACATAGACATCACCTAATCTTTCTTTCGTGGAATTAAAGGATACTCCTTTGTGCCTGCTCTGAACCTCCCACGACTAAAGTCGCAGGGTTCTCGGTCAATAACTCTATTGAGTTAAGTATCACCAAGCTAACCCCGTAGTTCCTACGGTTTTTATATATCATTTAAACATTTAAAATTCTTAAACCCTCATTCAAAATATTAATAGAAGCATTATCATCTCTATTCAATTTTGAACCGCAGTTAGAACAAATCCAGTATCTAATCTCAACAGGCTTTTTACCACCATTAACACCACAACAATGACAAATTTGTGAAGAAGGAAAATATCTATTAATTACAGATAATATTTTTCCATACCAAATAGATTTATAAGTCAACATTCTACGAAATTCAGACCAAGAAACATCATTCACATGTTTATTACGAACACTGGAATCTGTTTCCCTCATAGACTGTACATCTAAATCTTCAATACAAATAATATCATATTGTTTAACAATATTAGTAGTCAATTTCTGTAAAAAGTCTTTACGTTGATTAGATATATGTTTTTGTAAATTTGCGACTTTAATTCTTGCTTTATTCCAATTAGAACCACCGATTGCTTTTCTCGATAATTCTCTTTGTAACTTAGCAAGTTTCTTTTCTGACTTTTCATAAAATCTAGGATTTTTAATCTTAATACCGTCAGATAAGATTGCAAAATCTACAATCCCTAAATCTATTCCAACATTTTTATTTGTTTTTGGATATTGTGGAAATTCTATATCAGTACAGCATAATGAACAATAGTAATGTCCGTTTGGTTCTTGTGATATAGTAGCGTTAAGTATTCTTCCTTGCGGAATTTGCTTATCACGAACTTTTACAAAACCTAATTTTGGAAGCCTGATATGCTTACTTTCAAATCTTATATTATTAGTAGTACAACTTGTAGTATAAGATTGATGTCTATTTTTCTTAGATTTAAAATTAGGAAAACCAGTTTGCTTTTTAAAAAGTTTTTGATATGCATTATCTAAATTTTTCAAAGTTTTCTGTAAAGCATCTTTATCTGGTTCTTTAAGCCATTCATTTTCTTTCTTTAACTGAGTAAGCATTTTACTTGTGTCGTAATAGTTTAAAGTTTTCTTATTTTCTTTATACTCAGTTATTCTTTTGTCTAAGAAATAATTATAAACATATCTACAGCAACCAAAAGTTTTCTGTATTAATTCTTGCTGTTTCTTATTCGGATAAATTCTATACTTAAAAGCCTTTTCCAACAATATCACTTCCTTTCATAAATTAACTTATAACATATTTATATATAAATGTCAAGTTAAATTATGAAAAGAATTACTTTAGTTTAAATAATATATAAAAACCGTAAGTTACTTTAGTTACGTTTTGAGATTGTCGTTCACATAGGTTCGCTACTCCTATGCAGTTCTCCAATGAACTTCTTGTACTTTCATACAAGCACAGACTATATCTTATCCCTCACCATTACGTGTTAGGGTCTACCCACTTCCACACGCTTGTGTGTACTTCCCTCAAGAGGAATAGTCGTTGAAGTTTTCCTTTCGGACTTACCTGCTAATTGCCTATTTTTCAGTGTTTAGGATTTAACCATGCACCATTCATTCAATTTTTTCTACTTTCGTCACATTCACGCTTATACCCTTTAAGGTATTACGTTGTAGTTTGAATGACTTTAAGGTTTCCTAGCAATTCAAGTAGTATTGGATGCTAAAAGCATCGCTACGTGCAAGTTTCCCTACACGCTAACTATTTCGTAAAACGTTCGCTTACTCACGACTAAAGTTATGAATATGCGTTCACGATTTAATCAAATTCTTTACAGCAGAAACTACATACTTAAACCAGTCAGCTTCAATATTACAGAAATCCTTATATTTTTCCAAATCTTCACATTCACAAGGTTCAGTGTTTTCGATTTCCCAAATCTGATGTTCAAGCATTTGTTCAGTTAAAGTCTTTTCTTTCTTCTGAGTAAAGTTATCAAGTTTTAAAGTTTTCATTAATTTTAAAACCATATCTTGTTCTTCTTTACCAGAATTACCCATGTCCACTTCTTTTTTATATCTTAATTCAGCAATACAAAGTTTACGATACAAACTCTCTTGTGCAGGTGTCAACTTAATATCATCAGTGTAGAATCCCCATCTATACTCAAGATAGGCATAATCTTCATCTGATTGCTCTCCCCAATCCAGAATTAAATCTTGTATATTTAATTTACGTTGTGTTTCTTCGTCATTGGAAGTCATAGAACTTCTATCTACATCTGTTTGTCCAAAACAATCCCATTTATCTGATTTTTTCTTTAAAGCTAAAAAAGTTACATAATACTGTCCCCAGTAGTTATATGTACTAGACAAAGTACCTTCTTCTTTTTCTTTTTCAACTTTTTCCATCAGACCATCATATACTTTTTGTATAAACGGTATTCCTATCTCAGCACATGTTGACCATAAAGCTAATTTAATATCTCCATATTTACTGTAATAGTTTTGATAAATCGTTTTACAACAAGTGGTACAATAAGGAACTACTTTATTTGCATGGTTTGGATTGTCAGATTTATAAAATTTCTTAATATCATAAGGTCTGTTGCAACGAATACAAAATGATTCTGTTATGGGTCTTTCTTTTCTTATAATGGTTGCCATAACATTCCCTCGTTTCCAACAAAAAAAGAAAGACAATATTAATTATTTGCCTTTCTTTTTCTCTACGAACTCGACATAATCTGGTTCAAGCATTTCAGCTAATCTTTTTTGCTTTCTTACTCTTTTTTGCTTTTCTATCATTACTTCTCTTTGAAATTCTGGCTTTACAGCTTCTTTTATTTTAGCCGCAGATTTATTTTTTACTTTTAATGACGGTTCAAGGTTGTTTAAATATCCTTTGAGATATTCAGAGGTTTTAAATCTAACCATGTACGTCAATGGTATCATAACATTATTTTTCTGTTTCGTCTGAATATTATATACTCTCTTGATTGCACCACCGCAAGTGGAAATCTTAAAAGTACCAATATTAGGAATATTGAAATAACCGTTATTTTTTATTTCATCTGCCATAATTTCAATAAAAGTTTTCATACATAACTTAGCCATTTCAGTTGTGAAACTTGGTTTAGTTTTCTTAACTGAAATGGCTATCAGTTCTGCGAGTTCGTTAGGGCTTAAAGACTTAACAATGACACCATCTTTATTAGGTCTTGCCATAACTTGTTACTCCTTTATGATTACTCTACAAAAGGTGCGTCCTGTGTCTTTTCCTTAACGGTTTCTCTTAACTTCTTAGACATCTTAAATACTGGTTTAGTATAATCTGGGGTTGCACTTAACTGTCCAACTTCGCCAGTAGCAGGATTGATAATACCAGTTCTTTCTGGTCTGCCCTTAATAGTGGTGAAATCAATCTTTCCAAAACCGTTCATATCAAACTTCTTACCAGAAGCAATGCAAGTAGCGGCAATCTCATAAAATGCAGTCAGAACAGCCTTTGTGTCCTTCTGAGTAGCCTGTGCCTTGTATGCTACCATCTTTACTAACTCTGCGGTGCTAACCTTAGATACCTTAATTGCTTTCTTTGCCATAATAAATTACCTCATTTCTTTCTTTTTATTCGTTTTATTCATTTTTATTTCTTAGGGGAATTGGTGAGTGCCTAAAAGGTCACTCCCATACCCCTTTGATTTTTTATTTTTGGACGTTCTCTATCCATTAATAGAAAACGATTTTGCTCTTTCAAAAAGTGATTTAATCTTCAATACTTTTTATACAAAATAATTTTATTTTTGAAAGTGCATATTTTGCACCCTTATTTCACCTTATTGAAAAAATTAGACTGTTTTTGAACATTTTTTACAAACTGCAAATAAAGTGTTGTCAACCTTAATAAGTTTACCGCATTTTGAACACATTGCATACCCCTCTTTGTAAGTCGCAATTAAAAGGTTTCCCAAATTTTCCATTTCACTGATTCTGAAAACTGGTTCCATTCCCTCATAATCTTCTAACATTTTTACTTTAATGTTCAAGTTATCGCAAGAGTTTGTAACCTCAACTAAACCTTTGTTTTTCAACTCACCAATCAGTTTCATGCGTTCAAAAACGGTACAAGCCACATTTGATAGTTCAAACCAATCACCAATGTCTTTTATGGTTTTAAGGTTCAACCAGCCGTTAGCCGCTTTATAATGAGCCATAACATATGCAGAAAACATCAACTTACGTTCTCGGTCTGTTTCGCCTTTGAATACTTGTGTCATATCCCATGCATAAACATCTATATACCGTATATGACTTAAAGATTTAATAACACCATTTCTTAAATTATCATATACATTCATAATCATTTTACGCCATTTTTCATGCACATATTCTTTTTGATAAATTTTAGTCATTGCGTTTCTTACCAAATCTTCTACATGATGTAACGCATAATCAAACTCTTTATCGGAATAATATTTAATCAGCCATAAGAGAAATTTAAAAAAACCTATATCTGGTTTAACAATTTCTTCTGTTTTATCAGAATAAATATTTATTAAAATATCTCTTACATACTGATTTTCATTAAGAATGATTTTGTTTTTCATATCTTACACTCCTATTCTATTACATTTTAATTGTTTTGTCAACCATTTTCATGTAATTTCTTTAAATTTTCTATTATTAAATCACCGACAACAGCCCAACAAAAATATTTATTCTTATTCTGTCCATAACATAAGTCAAGCATAATATTAACAAGTCTATCTTTGTTTGGACAAATTTCTTCTGCTCTTGCTCTAAATTCATGCTGTATGCTCATAACTCTTGTATTTGCTTCTTCCGTACTTAAATTTTTCTCAATCACAATTTTCTTAAACTGTTTAATACGTTTAATGTATTCTTTTTCAAGATTTTCAATATCTTCTCTTGTTTTAGGTGAACTTCTTTGAATAGGAGATTTAAGAAATTCATAATTAAAACCCTTGGATTTAAGTTCTACCACTCTGCCATCAAATTCACTTTCCACATATCGGCAAATTCGGTTCATAGTAGAACCAGAAATGTTTACTGGCATTTTTATATCGTACCATTCTAAAAACTTTTGCTGTTCTTCTGTAAGATTTTTCTTTTCTTTTAATTCATTTACTTTACAACCATAAAGCATAACACATTTAAGGTCACAATTTTTTATATAACTATCATAATCTTTTTTTAAAGAAGAATAATTATAAATAAAATAATAAGGCTTTTTATCTGTTACGATTGCTTTATCTAAAGGTGTGGTACACAGCTTTGAAACGTACCAATACTTAGGCATTTCCTTACAAATAACTCCCTTCAGTTTGTCCAGAGTTGACTGTTGATATAACTGTCCACACAAAATACGTTTTGATAATTCTTTATATTCATTTGTATTTTCATTAAATAAAGCTAATTTATCTATTTGTGCCGATACTCTATTAGTGATTGTTCCAACTTCTGAGCCTAAGCCCATACGGTTACTTTTTCTAATATCGTTTCTTTTAACAATTCTTTTCTCTCCTTTACGTTGTACACAATCAATAGCATTTGTATATTTATAAGCACTTAAAAGTACGTTATTATTAGTAGAATATATAGAATCACTATCAAAATCGCTCCCGTTCAATGCCATACATATAGTGTCCCAATCATTTAGCACCATCATTGTATTAGAATATTTATACCATTCTTGGCATTTTTTATCGTTATTTACTTTCATTTTCCTAATATTATTATGTGAAGTCATAGGAGAACGAAAACAAACTACCTCATTCACACCTTTATCTATCCAATATTGTGAATATATTTCGTTAGCTTTAAGTAAACCAGTAACCTCTAATCCATATATACTCTGCATTAAAGCATAAGAATCACCCATAACTATCTGATAATTCCCTTCAACTTTCAGTTTACCTATCTTAGCTTGATTAATCTTTTTCTTAATCATTTTATTGATTCTGTCAATCACATAAGGGTCATTCATCATTCTCTCATCTAAATATAAGGCTTGTGCATAATCTTTGGTTTTAGTTTTTTCACCAACACCCAAAAATTCTTTTGTTTTCTGGTAATCACCACCAAACGCCATTTTCAGCCAATCAACAGTAGGTTTACATAATTCTACAATCTGTTCATCTGTCAATTCATAACTTTGCAAATACTGATAATTTGTTTCTCTTGTATCTTCCAACTTTTTAGGTGTTACTTTTGTAGCAGAAAACCTATAACCATTTTCATAATAACATTTGTGGTATTCTTCCCAACTAGAATAATTATCCCATAACTTAAGACTGGATTCAGTAATAATCATATCCACATCTCGAATATCTCTTTCAGTACCCCAAATATCTTTTACTTTATATCCCTTACCAACTTCCTCAGCAAATTTTATAATCTCAAAGACATTCAACATACCTTTCATATAAGCATTTCTTAAACAAATACCACTTGGCAAATAATCAAGACCTAATTTATCAGCAACTCTTTGCATATATTCTGGTGTACAAAGATTCATGCCGTCACTGCCGTTGTTTTCTAACTCTACACCAAATTTTTCCTCAACGATAGGTTCATCTGTTTCACTATCATCAATCCTAACCACATCACCCTTAAATTTAGTGATACAATCTCGTACAACCAATACAGAGCGTGGTTCTGGTATCTCAACGGACGCTGAATAGGTCAGAGCAATATAAGCCTCTAATTTAGCCGGTATAGCCTTGTAATCTTTCTTCCTACCACAATCAGTCCTTTTAATTAACTCTGGTAAAATATCTTCTCTCACAAACAATAAAGTATTATTTTTAAGACCACCAGTAGTTCCAACAACCCACAAAAACCTTTTACCATTTAAAATCACACCAGTTTTAGACGTAACTTTGTCATAGTCACTCATTGAGGAAATCTCCACAGCAAGCATTAAATCCGTCATATCTTGCTTGTATTGTTTGTTACCTATAATTGTAATTAAATCTATCAGTCGAAATGCTTGTGAATCAAATAAGTCAATCAATTCATCTAAACGAACCGCCAACTCTTTGGATAAAGTAATTTGCCAGTTGTTTATTCGGAAACGTTCAGATGAAACTTTGAAAATCTTTCTACGTTTATTTTGCATTTGTTGAACTCCTTTATAATTAGTGTTTATAAATATAATCTAAATTAGAAATATCATTAGGATAATCATTATTTTTAGCGTGTTCAATCATTTTATCACATTTAATATTCCTACGCTCTAACATACCTACAACTACAGAAGCCACAAAAGGTAATTCGTTTTTATCAATATAAGTTGTAATATCACCATGCCCACGTTCTTCAATTCTAGCAAGTAAATCTATACCTTGACGATATAACAATTCTTTTTCAAACAATTCCCAAGTATATTCATATTTTTCATTCCAATTTGTAGGGTCTACATTTACACTATAACATTCTTCATCAGTAATTGCATTTTTTAGTCTTTCTATCAGAACAAGTAAAAATCTATAAGTACACCATTCGTAACTTTTTAAATTAAGCAATCTTATAATAGTGTAACATTTTTCTATTTCTGTATTAGATTTTTCTAAATCTTTTTCTAATTTTTTTATTTGATTTTCTTTGTCAATATTTTCTATCTCTTTTTCTTTTAATAATTCATCTTTTTTAATTGGTGATACATCGCCGTTCTCACTACAAATATCAAGAAAAACTATTCTTTTTTTATTACATAAATCAGTAATACATCTTGCAACTTTTTCATATTTTTCTGTATCATTACTTACATTATAAATAAGACTATCATAACTTACAATATTACAATAATTTTCACCTTTTATCTGTTGCATTGTCATAAGGTCAATAGATGTTTTAGATTTAACATAAGGTGCAATAATATTTATCCAACAATCTTTTCTCATTTTTTTTCTTATGTCACCATTACTCTCTTTATATCCCATATAAACATTTTCGCAATATCTTCTTACCAAAGCATTGATTCTTTTATTTCGTGCTTGTCTTGTTGCTTCTTTTATAGTTTTTACTTCAGAATTTTTAGTCTTAACATTTTTCCCAAATCCCATTATAATATCCTCCTTTATACTTTTATTTATATTAATTATAATATTATATATAATATATATCATTTTTTATTATAAAAGTCAATAGTATTTATTTAACTTTTATTAATAATATTTTAATGTATAATATACTATATTATATTATATAATATTATATTATTATGTCTATTATAAAGTAAAGAATTAGCAATCTTTGATGCCGTAATTAACAACACACGCTATGGCTATAATTTGAAAAAAGGCTACCCTCAAGGGTAGACTTTTGAAAATTTGTGCCATGTGTTGTTGATTACGGTATCAAACAAGCGGGGAAGAATGTAGAAATAACATGGTGCGAAACCCTTGGGTTGAGCATGCTACCATGTTATTTATATATTCTGGGGTGCAACGCCCAGAGACGGGGTGTGGGTGTCCTCAACCCCACCATAATAATATTCATTACTAATTTTATATTTATATTAATATTATATAATATATATTATACCCCTTGACATATTCTATATTATATGATATAATCGGAGTATGAAGTTGATTAATAGTAATAGAAAGTATAAGAGTTTTTGAATTTTTGTACTATCAAATGTATCTAATAAGGTGTTCTCTATATCTGATACATTTACTAGTACAAAAAATTAAAAACTATATAATTTTTATTGAGTTTGCTTACATTTTAAAAAATACCAAAAAAGGAGAAATGATTATGGAATTAGAATTTAACAAACCCTATAAATACAAAGATTTATGTAATTTTTTTAATTTAGAGCCAAAAACAGGAACAACTAAAATTTACCAAATTAAAAGATTACAAAAAGAATACGAAATTGAAAAATTAGGAACAAACTATGTTTTTATTAAAAAATATACAAAAGAAGAAATAGAATTAGCTGAACAAACAGAAAAATTAAAAGGTGTTTATCAATCTTATGTAGAATCTATTCTTACTGAATTAATCGCAAGACAGAATAACGGTATTCTTAGAATGTCTACTACAGAATTATTAAGAGAAGTAGGTTTTATAAATGAAGATTTTAGCTACTGTAAATATAATAGTTACTTTTCTTCTTTAATTCTTAAAACAGATGAAATAGATTTACATGAATATACAGAAATTGTATATAAACAGTTATCTCATTTATTAAGAACCATTATCCAAAATTTACATGATAAGCATTATCTTATTAGTAGACAATGTTTTAGATTATTAAAAGTTGTCAATACTAGAATGAATGGAACTAAAATTCAATCACAATATGAGGTTCCTATTGAAACAAAAGAAGAACAAGATATTTTAAAGATTTATCTTCGTACGGCACGTTCTTTAGGGTATAATGACGTTAAAGAATTATATGTTAAATTTAAAGATGTAGAAAAATTTAAAGATTTAGTAGGTAAAGAAATTAATAAAATTTATCCAGAGTATAATGCTGTATGCAAAGTATATAGTTTAAGTAGCGATAGAATGACAGCTTTAGATAATAGTACAAAGATTAAGAATGAACTTACTCAAAAGATTAGAAAAAAGATTGAGGGTTCAAAAGCAACTATCGGCATGGAAGATTTAGCATTATATGTTGAAGCTACAATAGACCCAAAAAGAATCTATCAGATTAAAGAGAAATTTTCTAAATATGGTCATTTACTTAGAGAAAACCCAGAATTATTAAGACAGACTTTATTTAAAGAAAATGAAGATATTATGTTTTTCCATAATTAAAAATTAAGAGCGTCCAAACGGACGTTCTTTTTTATTGCTTATTTCCACTAATATATTTATTACAAAATATTTTAAAATTACCCTTGACTTATATGTTTTCTTATGCTATTGTATAAGTATCACATACAGAAAGGTGGTATAACAAATGGAGAAACCGATAAAGAAAATTATTATTATCAACGGCTCTGGTGGAGTTGGTAAGGACGCTTTTGCTAAAAGAGTTATTGAAGAAACTCTTAAATTGTCGAAACGTATTGTTCCAGTTGAGAATGAAGATTATTGTGTAGACCCAGAAGTTTTTTACAAAAGAAATAATATTTCTACTATTGATTGCGTAAAAAATATTGCCAAAATGTTTAACTGGAATGGTGAGAAATCTGAAAAAGACAGAAAAATGTTAAGTGACCTAAAAGATTTAATGACGGTCTATAATGATTATCCTTTTAAATGTATTACAATACAAATTAGTAATTGGCTACATTGTGTTGGGTGTATGTATGACCATTCATTTCTTTTTGTACATTGTAGAGAGCCTAAAGAAATTGAAAGAATAAAAAATCAGTTTCCTAATGACACTTTTACTTTATTAGTACAGAATCCTAAAGTTGCAAAAGTAACTGGTAATCATGCTGATAGAGAAGTTGAAAATTACAATTATGATTTTACTGTAGTTAACGATTCTGACCTTAGAGCATTAAGAAAAGTTGCTATTGACTTTTATAAGAAAATCTTTAACCAAGGTTTTACAAAGTATAAGTTTGTTGCTTCTGATTATGATTTCAACCCAGAGGAGAATGGGATATTTTAAAAAAATGATAGAAATTGGTAGGACTTATCGTTATAAAGAACTTTGTGAAGCTATAGGAAAAAATAATGTTATAGGGTCTTATAAAACAACCTTACTTAAAAGTATTTATAAGAATTATGAGGTAGTTCATAAAAACGGCTTTTATAAAATCATAAGAGAATATTCACAACAAGAAAAAGATGCAAAAGAAATTAAAGGAATGTATCAAAAACTGCTTGAAGCTATATTAAGTAATTTTTTATCTCAACAAGACAATTATTCAGTCTGTACCTCAATGATGGAATTACTTTTAGCTTGTGGGATTATTAATACAGATTTTAAATACTGTAGGTATAATATTGATTCTTCATCTAAAATACTTAAAAGTGACCCTTATGACTTAGAAGAATATATCACAAAATCTTATAATCTTCTTAGCCGAATGTTTAAAGATATTCTTGACCAACTTGAAAATAAAGCTTTAATCAAATGTCGAAAAGGTTACAAGCTGTTCAAAGTTAATAACATGGGGTTACAAAGTGGTAGCAAGGTGATAACTCTTGGCTCAAAAGAGGAAACGATAATTATTAAGGCTGAGGAAGAAGGACTTAAGGAAATGGGTCTTACTAAGCTATTTGAAGTATATAGAAATGAAATTAGTATTGAAACATTTAAAAAAATCACAAACAGAAAGATAAAAGAACAGTTTCCAGATTATGACGGTTATTACAAAGTATATCATATCACTTTAAATCGTACAGGACTTTGGGAGAACAAGAATAATATCTATAAAGAACTTAATAAAAAAATTCAAACCAAGTTATTAAAAAATAAAGGTTTATCTGAAATAACGCAATTAAAGAAAATGGTAGACGCTACAATTAATTTGTCCAGACCATTTAAAATACAAGAAAATTTAAAGCTTATGAAAAAGTTGGAAGGAGAAAATAACAATGAGTGAGATTAAAAAAACAGAAAATGGTGTTACAACTAAGTACAAAGGCGTATGGAACGCTACAATCTGTGTTGAAGAAAATTTTACAAGTGATGAATTTACAGAAGAAGATTTACATGATTTTATAAACAGATGTGGTAAATATGCTGAGGAAAAATTACAGAAAATTATTGAAGAGATTTTATCAAAAGCTTTAGACGGTAAAGTAAGTGTAAGTAATTTCAATTATAATTTTAATGAAATTGAAAATAAATAATAATAAAACGGAATATATTAATGAAAATAAATAAAACAATAAAATAAATCAGAAAGGATAAATACATATGAATTCAAAAGTATTAAAGAAGAAATATGTAGGATATTTAACTAAATCAGGAAAATATATCTCTACAGGATTAGTTTTCAACATTAACAACTGGATTTATAAAATTACAACAACACCATATGGTGGAGGTGCCTAGTGAAGAATATAATGCTAGATTTCATGATGGGAATAATTTGTATTCTATTAATAATAACAGTAATTGAAATGCTTGCGCTTCCGTGTACGTTAAGTGCTTGGTCAGCAATGAGATTAAATGAAAAATGGGAGGAGAAGGAAGAAAATGAAAACGGTTTTTAATTGGATTGGCGATGATTGGAGAAGAGTAAAAAATCATTGCCGTACAACAGATAACAAAGATTTTACAGAAAAAGATGCTACAGATATTTTTAAGAAAAAACTGCTTATTTCTGAGCATAGTCCTATTAGGTTGCTTGAATTTGATTGGACTTGGAAAACAATTAAATACTGGTTAAGTACCGAAATGAGCCGTCATAAGTATGAAAAATTTATATCTACAGCAAGAGATGATAGAGGATTTTCAGAAAGAAAAACAGAAGAGGGCTATACAGTATGGGACGAAGTTACAAAACAGAATATTGAATACCACCCATTATCCAGAGATGACGCACCACAGAAAAATCCTGTAAATTTTGATGGTTACGCTAACATGCAGAATTTAATTGACGTTTGGCGTAAGAGATTGTGTTTCTGCTGTACTAAGGACGCAAGAGAATTAGCAGAAGATTTTAAATACGTTTTACATGAAACTCACCCTATTGAAGCTGATGTATTACAGAAAAATTGTATATACAGATGTGGTTGTCCAGAGTTTAAATCTTGTGGATATTGGGAAAATTTTTGCAAGAAACATAGTAAAGAAGATTTGATAAATATTCAGACAAGATATGATTTGGCTAATAAAGAGTTTTATGAAAATTATAAGGAGAAATAATCATGTTAAAAGCAAAATTTGAAAAATATTTAGGAAAACACATATCAATTAGATTATTTGATGGTAACGTTTATACTGGATATTTATACAAGTCTGGAAATAAAGAACGCTTTCCAAATGACCCTAACTTATATGTACCAAGAAATTATTATTTTTTAATAGGAGAATGGTTATGAAAGAATTAAAAGAAACAATGGAAATGATGAACAGTGAAAATTATAAAGAAAGATTTAAAGCTGAATATTGGCAGACTTATATTAGATATGAAAAATTAACAAAAATGGTTGAAAACTGGGAGAAAGGTGAATTAAATTTTACACCTACTTGTGATAAAAAAATATATAAGATACAGTTACTTCATATGGCTAACTATCTTAGTATTCTTAGAGTAAGAGCAAAGATTGAAAACGTAGATTTAGGAATTGAGGAAGAAAATGAAAAAGACTGTTAATAATTCTACAAAGTTAAGTCAAGAAGAATTTGTTTCGTTTAGTAAAAGAATGATTCAAAGATACTATACAGAATTGTTTGGTGGCAATACAGTATCATCTGATGAAATATTTTTAGTATGGTATTGTAAGACTTTACAGAATCATAAGGCGTTACTGGGTGTTATTGGTCGGTATGATGAATATTTTGAAGCTACCTATGACGGTGATAATAATAAAGTTTATCTGGACGTATATAAGAAAGATAAGAATATTATAGTTGAACCGATATGAATTGAATAAAAAAGAATAAAAAGTTTTAAAATTTTTTAAAAAAGTTCTTGACGGATTAAGGATTATATAGTATAGTATGAAATATAATGAATAAAAAAATAATATTAAAGGAGATTAAAAGAAATGGAGAGTTTAGCAATGAATTTAACAGATGCACAGAAGAGAGCAGTAGAGTTAAAAGATGAAATTATTAAAATTTGTGAAGAAAAGAAGTTAATTCTGGTTGCTCCTAAAGAGGGAATTGGTTTTTATGATTTAGAGTCAAAGGAACTGGTTGCTATTTGGTCTGATAGTAAAGCCAATGAAGAAACAAAACCAGTTGATGAAGATAGCGAAGCACCAGAAGCACCGGAAATTCCAGAACAGGAATAAACCATTATGATCAAGGACTTAATAAAAATAATTAAAAATTTTTAAAAAGTCCTTGACTTATCTAATAAAATATGTTATAGTATATACATAGCAAACAAGAGAACAAGTAAATGAGTAAACGTAATTAATTATTTAGTCGAAAGTTTACAGAGTTTGACAGTTGCTAAAATAACTAAATTTATAGGTTTGGCATGAGGAAGAGTTATTGTGTAACAAGGGCCGTCGAATGTAATTAAAATCTACGGAGAACAAACTCCGGTAAAAGCCCTGCGTATGAAAGTGGTGTATATCTTTTTTGTTAGGTTCAGCTTTTGCCTAAATCGTGTGTAGACGAAGAAAAGATATATAAAAGCAAAAATAGGTTTTTTCTCTGAATCATGTTAAATCGGCGGTTGGTTGGTTATTAAGTGTAAGCGCAAACACGTAATAACGCAACATGATGTGTCACTACTCACAACCGCTTTTGGTATGCTATCCACACATACCAAAGCCTCCTAATTCGCAATACAAAAGATTAATTTTCTCCTTTTTGACTAGTAACTTTTCTGGTAGATGGACGTGAATAGTCAAAGGTGGCAACTTGTTTTATCGAGGAATAAGTTGCCACATACATAGTAATTGAAAACTGAATATTTGAGATTACTAAAAAATCCGTTAATAATGAAAATGCTAAGTATTCATAGATACGATAAATATTTAGCTTAAAATGTTATTAAAAACCTACTCTGTAGAGATATAAACCATGGCAGTGAGAACGTATCTAGTCTGTGATTACAGAATATTATCCTTTGGTAGCGGTTGAGGGGATATTAATTAAAGGGCATTAGCCAAGCGGAAAGGCAAAACACTTTGACTGTTTCATGCGTAGGTCCGAATCCTACATGCCCTGTTTATAAAAATAAATGTTTGGTGATTAAAAATGAATACTAATATTAAATATTATGAACGTAAAGTTCCAATAGTTGATACTTATTCTGTTAAAGAATTAGAAGAAATTGTGAAAAATTCATATTCTTTTAAAGAAGTAATTTTAAAATTGGGGTATAAAACGCAGAATGGAAGTAATATAAAAACAGTAAGAAACAGATTAGAAAACTTAAACATTGATTATAGTCATTTTGCTTCTACTATGCAAATAAAAAGAACCTATGAAAATGTATTTTGTAAAAATAGTACAACTACACAGCATGTTTTAAGACGGTGGTATAAGAAAATAAGTAATGATAATATTTGTACTATTTGCAGACAGGATAAAATCTGGAATAATAAAGAATTGACTATGATTTTAGACCACATTGATGGCAACAATCATAACAATGTAACTTCAAATCTACGGTGGATTTGTCCTAATTGCAACAGTCAGTTGCCTACATTTGCAGGCAGAAATTTAAGATTAGAAATGTAAAGTTAAAACATACAAGAGAAAAGAAAATTTGTCCTATTTGCAACAAAAATATCCTTTCTAACAGTGATAATAAAATGTGTATTGATTGCTACAAAAATTATCAATCCAGAAATATTCCTGCTAAAGAAGAGTTAGAAAAATTAATTTATAATACGCCTTTTGTAAAAATTGGTAAAAAATACGGGGTATCAGATAACGCTGTAAGAAATTGGTGTAAGAAATACGGCTTACCTTATAAATATAATGATTTACACAAAAGATAATTAATTTATTATGTTTAAGTCTTGTTGGAAAGAATTAGTAGATATTATAGGTAATCTATTAAACAATGCAAGTTCAACTCTTGCACCTAAATTTTTATCATAAACGGAACAATATTTCAACTGGTTAGAAAGTTCGGCTCATAACCGAAAAGTTATAGGTTCGAGTCCTATTTGTTCCATTAGAAGAATAATCAATATTGCACACCATCACCTTATAATTATAATGACGTTCCCCCTAAAATAACGTTTATTACTGCAATATTAATTGTTCTTCACAATACAAAACAGTAATACAGTATAACAACTCCCACCACCAATGTTTATGCTGTATTACTGTTTTTTATAGAACAGTAAGCCAAAAACCCCCATTAGCTTTAGCTGATGGGAAGAATAGTGGAGAACAATTAACTGAGAGTGAGGTGATTATAGATGTTGGTAGCATACAAATACAGATTGTATCCGAATAAAGAACAACAAGAATATTTTGCTAAATGTTTTGGGTGTGTACGATTTATCTATAATCGTATGCTTTCAGATAAGATTGACTATTATAAAGAAACAAAGAAAAAGCTGAATAATACACCTGCTCAGTACAAGAAAAAGTTTGAGTGGCTAAAAGAAGTAGATTCACTTGCATTAGCAAATGCTCAAATGAATTTGCAGACAGCCTATAACAATTTTTTCAAACGTCCAGAAGTGGGTTTTCCAAAATTCAAAAGCAAGAAGAATAATCACTTCTCTTATACTACAAATAATCAGGGAGGAAACATTTATGTGACAGACCGATACATAAAACTCCCTAAGATTGGACTTGTTAGAGTTCGGAAACATAGAGATTTTGAAGGATTAATTAAGTCTGTTACTATTTCTAAAAGTCCGTCTGGTAAATACTTTGTTTCAGTATTAGTAGACCAAAAAGATAAAGAAAAATTAATTCCAAACAATAACCAAATTGGAATTGATTTAGGTATTAAAGAATTTTGTATTACTTCTGATGAAGAGATGATTCAAAATCCAAAGTTTCTTAGAAAGTCTGAAAAGAAATTAAGAAAATTACAAAAGGATTTATCTCGTTGTCAAAAAGAAAGTAAAAATAGAGAAAAATGCAGAATTAAAGTCGCAAGACAACATGAAAAGATTGCAAATCAACGTAAAGATTTTCTACATAAGTTATCTAGGCGATTTATTGATGAAAACCAAATCATTGCATTAGAAACTTTGAAAATTAAAAATATGATGAGTAATCATAAATTAGCAAAATCAATAGCAGATGTATCATGGTCTGAATTTGTAAGACAATTAGAGTATAAGGCTCAGTGGTATGGTAGAGAAATCGTAAGGATTGATACTTGGTATCCATCAAGTCAGATATGCTCTAATTGTGGTCACAAAGACAGAAGAAAGCCATTATCAGTAAGAGAATGGATCTGTCCTAATTGTGGTACACATCATGAAAGGGATATAAATGCAGCTATAAATATTCTTAAAGAAGGTTTGAGAATTAAAACGGCAGGAACTGTCGAGATAGTCTAAGTAAACTTGTGCGGTTACGCATATTGATTAGAAAATCCAATGAGTTTTAACTCATGGGTAGTTCAGAGGTAAGTTAATGAGTAGATGTAGAGGTAAGTTAATGAGTAGATGTAATTGTCAGCATTGTGATGCTTATATCAACATTCCAATAAACTGGTTCACAATGTATTTCTATGAGGACTTAACAAGATGTTGGATTTTTTGGCATATGAAAATGAATCATGATTTTCAGAGTACAGAAGATAATTGGTTTACTTTTGTATTAAGATTTATTGGGTTAATGTTAAAATTTGATTTAGCTTGTGTGTTGATTTCAGTGAAGATTGTGCTGACACCATTTTTAATGTTGGATAAATTTTTATTCTTTGACGCTAGAAGAGATATGGATTTTGAATATTTGGATAGTGATGAAGTTGAGGAAGATGAAGATAAAAGTGAGGATAAGGAGAATTAAATAAAAATGAAAAACAGTAAAAGGATTGTATCGAAGATACAGAAGAATGTTCAAAAAGAAATAGTGTTAGTATCAAAAAATAGAGAGAGGAAATGGCAACTCGTTAATTTTTGTGAATTTGACAAATATGCAACAAAATCATACTGTGCCATTCATGGTGTTGATGAATCATTGAATCTTGGTGATATTACAAAGGTTGATGAAACAAAGCTTAAACCATTTAATATGATTTGTGGAGGTAGCCCGTGTCAAGATTTTTCTATAGCAGGTAAGCAAAAGGGTTCTGTTTGGACTTGCAAAGAATGTGGACATGAATATAATCCATTGACGGTACATTGGCTAAAAAGAGATAAGTGTCCATGCTGTGGAAGTAACAATATTGAAAAAAACTCGTTCATCTCTTTTAGTAGAGTATTTAAGAGTAATAAGAGCGAACAAACCCAATTTTGGTTTGTATGAAAATGTTAAAAATATTGTTGGAAAACAATTTAAAGAAACTACTTTTAAATTATTTACTGATGAATTGAAAGAATATGATTATAATGTGTATTGGAAAGTTTTAAATGCAAAAAATTACGGTATTCCGCAGAATAGAGAACGTGTTTATTTAATTTTTATCAAGAAAGACTTGGATAATGGCAAGTTTAAGTTTCCAGAGCCATTTGATAATGGTGTTCGATTGAAAGATATGCTTGAAGATAAAGTAGATGAAAAGTATTATATTTCAAAAGATAAAATTGAAAAATTTTTAAAGAATTTTAATTATGATTTTAGTAAAAATCAGTTAGGCAGTATTGAAAATAATAATTCTCAAACCAATAGAGTATATAATATAGATAAAGAATCACCAACTTTAAACACTTGTTCTGGTGGTAATCATCAACCAAAAGTTTTATTAGGAGTTGATAAAACTTTTAATAACCCAAAAATTATAGATGAAGCTAATTGTTTATGTGCAAGATATGATTGTGGTTTTACTAAAAGAGTTTCAGAAGGCACAGCAGTTTTAGAAAGTATTCCAATTTTAGTTTCAAAGAAAGGCGAAAAGTTTGATAAAAAGATTAATGAAGCAAATACGTTATTAGCCCGTGATTATAAAGGGTTTGGAAATCAAACTATGAACGCAGTTATTCAAATCCCGCAAGCAACTAAAAAAGGCTATATTGAATGTGAGCAAAATGGTGTTGCAGATTTATCATATCCAACTTCTACTACAAGAAGAGGGCGTGTACAAGAAAACGGAAATATTTCACCAACTCTTACAGCATCAGAAACAAATATTTGTAAGATAGAATCATTGATTAGAATTAGAAAATTAACACCAAAAGAATGTTTTAGACTTATGGGTTTTTCTGATAATGATTTTGAAAAAGCTGAGAAAACGGTAAGTAATTCACAATTATATAAACAAGCAGGTAACTCTATTGTTGTAGATGTGCTTTATTATATATTAGTTGAATTATATAAAGCAATGCCATATCTGTTCGATGATTTGAAACTAAGTAGTTTTTTCTCTGGAATTGGAGCGTTTGAGATAGCATTGGATAGATTATATAAAGGAATAAATTCTGGAAATTTTATAAGTCTACAAGTAGATTAAGTTCTGCTTGTGGTAAAAATAAATTTATATATTGTTTAAAATATCAACGTACTGAATATGGTAAAAAGATTAGAAAAGATTATGAAAATGGCAAAATAAAAGAAAAACGTTGTAATATGAGAAATTATACAATAAGAGAAGATGAATGTTGTAATACTTTAACAACAGTACAGAAAGATAATTATATTATAATAAAAAGAGGTGAAGCAAATGAAAGTAAAGAAAGTAAAAGGAATATCTGAAATGGGATTTTTTGAAATGAGTTTTGATTTTAAATTTGGAGATAAAGTAAAACCTGTAAACCTCTGTCAATATACTCTTGCTATCGACAGTGAAGTATATTTGCAAAGTATAAGCAACATGAAAATAATCAATGCTAAAAGTCTTATCGCACTTAGCCAGTTTCCTTATTTCCCCACTGAAACTGTAAGACTTATTATTAAAGATAACAAGTCAAGTGAAGCAAACAAGGCTTTAGAATATTTTCTAAGTCAGAACACATTTATTGTCAGAAAGCGAGTTGTTCAACATGATTGATAAATTAAGAGAAGCAAAAAAAGGTAAACTTACCAAAGAAGAAAACGCAATTAAACAGGTTTCAGCATGTATAAAGGCATGGGAAAATAATGAACCTGCGACACTTAGCACTGAAACAATGAAAACAATCCTTAAAACTTTAAAAGAGATAAAAGATTTTCGTGACGTTGGCAACGTAAAAACTATAAAAGAATTAAAAAAACTCAGCCTTAAACGTCAACCTAAAAATCTTAATAAAAAATATTGCGACTACAAAGTTGACGATGAAGAAATCCATTCTTTCTATGGCATCTGCCCCAACTGCGAGCAACCATTAAATTTCTACTGGCATCAGAAATATTGCGGCAACTGTGGACAAGCCCTTATCTGGCGAAACTTAAAGTCAGTAATAAGCAAGAAAGACCTTGACAAAATCATAAAGTGACACGTTCACATTTTTAAACCCCTTAGTAACACAAAGTACAAGGGGTTCTTTTTTATTTTCAACCAAGTTATCACATTCAGAACAAAATTCCCCTATATCTACTTTCTACGGACTGTTACCACCCTAAATCAGAATAAATCCCCCTAACTCAGAGCACGAGATTTCGCCCTATATTGCAAAACACTACATGAAGCCCAAGGGAGTAATTATTTGCAATGTCCTATAAATTGGACACCTAAAACACTAATGAAAATCATTTAAGACTTGAAGCATTGCAATTCGCCCACTCGAAAACGCCTACGCAAAAACCATTACTTTTCGACTATAGGGGGTCAAGGCACTTTTCGCCAATAGTTCTTTTTAGAACCATTTTTCCGTTATTCATAAATTTTAATAACGAACAGTGAAATGACAAAACACCTGTCTTTACAACTGACAAGACAACTGACAAGACATTTCTTAATTTTCCACTATGGTTATGATATACCACTCTCCCCTAAATTTAACTACCTGTGGTCACTCTTATATACCGTTACAACTCATTTAAACGCCCCTAGAAACGATTTTAATAGATAAGACGATTAAGTTATCATACGCAGACTAAAACGCCCACATTTGCCTTGTACTGTTTCATATAAAAAGTGACACCTTATCATGCTCCTAAAACCTCTACAGAAATAATAGTCAAAATTTAAACCAGTATACCGGTATACGGCGAATGACCCCCTTGTTCCCCAGTATACAATTACCCCCCTCTATCAGATAATATATTATCTATTGTAAAGAGTAGATGACTAAGAGATAGAACTACAAGAATTATAAGAATAGATAAGAGATAAGAGGATTGAGAACTGGATAATATGTTGGTTATTACATACTCGTAAATGTTGCAAAATCCCTATTCTGTGTTATCACCTACACCTATAAAACCACTAGGCATAAAGAGCAAAATGATACACACATTTTCGTCATATATATCTTAAATACTCTTAGACGATTTACTGTGTGCTATTGTTGTGAGAAATGATATGAAAAGTATAGGTGGTTAAGGTGGTGTGAAAATGGTCTGGGATAGGTATGGGGAATTTGGTTATCGTGCGTGTGCGTTATATATAATTATATATAGTGGGAGTTAATAAGTAGGAAACGGTGAAGTGATGAGAGATGAAAAACTAAGGATTGATATGAACATAAGGATTTAGGAATATAGAGGGCAGAAGGATATATAAGGATATATGATATAAGGTGAGAGTGGGCGTGAGTGGGTGCGGAGATAATGATGATAGTTGGGATAGAGCAATAGCAATGGGGGATAGGGGGTAACAGGAGCAATAGATAGAGAGATAATTGAAATACTATGAATATTGGGTGAATATTGAGTTGTGGGAGTGTGCGGTGTATCAGCTATTCCGAGTATGCGAAAATCGTATATACGAATTGTCTGAAAATACCCCGGTTATACGTGACTAACAGAATGAGTGTTCGACTAGCCCAGAGGAGGGGGCGATATACTCTGCCTGCATAGGTTCGGAACGTCAAAAAACATGGCTATAATAAATCATTATAGACACGTTTTGCATGTTATCAATATATTGATAATACTATACGTTCAAAACTAATGGTTTTTATTGATACTTGAACACTTTTAACGTGATTGATATATTGGAAGTATTATATTATGTTAAAAAAATGACGTAATAAGAAGGTACTATATATGTGATACCGCATACCATTAGCTAAGTTATCTTCCTTTATGTTTCTTCTTTCCCCTCTTCTCTTCATACGCTCTCAATAGTCCGCATGAAACATTGTATATACTTATTATATCTATATTATTCCATCATCCTCTTTCTCCATCTTCCCATATCCTACTATACCATCTTCCATTCTTTCACCTATCAACCCACTTTCCATCCGTTCATATATCCCACTTATACCAGATCCATTTCAATTCCATTTCCATTTCCACCTGTCATCATTCCCCACACTTCCACATCTTACAATTAATCCCATGTCTTATCATATCTCATATCACATCTTCTGTTATCTCATACCACCGCACAACATACCCATACCATCTTACATAGTAACAATAACCACATACATAGTATTCAATACTACTTGTAATCTTACTCATATCCCATATCATGTTTTACAATACTATCTCATATCCCTATTAATCCACTATGTTAATATGTTACCCATAAACCCATTATCCATATAGGTTAATATATAAATCATAAACCCTATAACATACTATGTTATTGAATTATAACATAATTATATGAGTTGTTGTTATTGATATCATTTTAGGCAATACTTTTATCGCAACGGCTCAATTTTAGTCAATACTTAAAATTTGTACGAAAACTATTGGCATTTTAGCAATAATGATACATACTAAAACGTTTAATATATATATTATATATGGCACGAAAATGTATGTGTTATTGTTTGAAAAATTGCTACAATTTTCATTATGTTAGCACAACTCCAATTTTTTGGTTTACATAAGGTGTGAATATTCAGACGCAATTTGAATTTTAGAATAATTTAGCTGTACTTATTAATAAGTGGCGTTTTTAATAAGTGTATCTAATAATAAATGGCAAGCGATCCAATGCCGGATTTATGTAAATGCCGTTTAAAGCCCTTAGAAGCCGTTTTAAAGCGTTTTAGGGCTTTCAAAGCATATTTTATCATTAAATGTTTTTCCAATCGAAACTATGTTATGTGGTATTGAAAACTACGTTATTATCTGACAATTTGGCACTCATTAGTGGTAAGTGCTAATAAGTAAACATATGTGAATTATTGCCATATATGAATAGTAAATAAATGTTTATTAATGGGCTTCTAACATAAAAGCAAAAACACCTATATAAGCAATGGGGCTTGTATGTATGCTTACTTATATATATGTATATATGCATGGTGTTTTATATGGGACTTGCATATGCTTTTATATAGTAGTCTGCTTTTTTTGTAAATCCCTTATATATAGGAAGTAATACAATCGAATAGATGTTTTTATGAAAAATGTATAAAAAAATATATGTTTTTTGGTAGTTTTTACCATTGAGTATATATATACTTTTTGCTATACTTGCATTATCAAATGAATCAAATCATTTCCATATCGGAAATATTAAGAATATACGTTCTGTATATTCCAAAAAAAATAAAATTAAACATTAAATCATACATATAAAAGGAGAAGAAAAACAATGAAAAAAATATTAAAAGCAAGTACAAAGAGTGGCGCGCGTTGGATCGTATCCGCAAAAAAAGAAGAAGGCTATAGACTTTCCGATATTTATGAAAGCTATAGCATAGGCAAAGAAAACGCCTATAACGATTGCTTCAACAAATATGTTTCTGCTGAAACTTCAAAAAATTTCCGTATTTTTTCTCATAATACTTTTGGTTTTTCTGTAGCTTGGGAGGAAACCATAGAAAATGAAGAATATTTACATATTGAAACACCACAAAACACATATATTGTGGCTTTAAATCAATAAATAGTTTAATTGTCTGAAAAATAAAACAGGAGGATTTATATTATGAGATTGTCAAAAGAAGAAAGATTAAATTATCAAGAGAAAGAACCAATTTCCGTTTATGGTATATCAAATTTTGGCGGTATAGCCATTATTGATATAATTCATGATGTGGACGAATATATTGTGTGGTATGATTCCCAGATTGAATCTTCTGAAAAGCGTAAAATTCATGTTTCAAAGATTTATTATTCTGAAAATGACTGTTATTTTAAACCATACGGAAGCATGTATATCAAGTTGTCGGAATGTTCACGCATTCTGGCATAAAAATATAAAAAAGGAGAAAACAAAATGAAAGAACTGAAAAATATCATAGAAGCAATTAATAATTCTGAAAATTGGGCTGATTGCCTAGAAGAATGTGAAAAATTGTGCGAACTTGCTGGACTGTCCGAAGAATGGAACAAGGCAAGCGGAGAAAGGGAAATTTGCCCCAAAGGGTAATATCGTTTAATTTGAAAAGTCAATTTGAAAATGAAAAGTTTTTTCTTTTTTATTTTTTCTTTTCCTTTATAATAAGGAAGTCTTTCATTTCTTTTATTTTTTTAATCTTTTTATATTATATCTATTGATTTTTCTTTTCTTTAATGGTATAGTGCAACCATAGTAACAAAGTAATAAACAGTATAAATAAGTAAATAGGAGGATTTTAAAAATGAGATTAAGAGAAGGAAAGCTTATATCAGAATGGGAAGATGAATATGAAAACAAAGCGTTAATTGAAGAAGTGGAAATCAAACCACATAAAGAAGCTAAACTGGAAAAGGTATATAGACTTTCTTGTTATGCGGAGTATGATGATAATTTTTGCTATCATATTTCAATTTTTGATTCCGCAGAAAGTGCGGAAAATCAGCTTAAAGAGTTTAGTTGCGGTAGTTTTAGAAATATTTTGGAAATCATGGTAGAAAATATTCTTGCAGGTTTTGACGAAAAATTTAAGAACTCAATTTATGAAAGTCGAAAATCTATGAAAAATTTTTTAAAAAAATACAATCGCACTGATAAAGATGAATGTATTGATAGAATTAAAAAAATTGTAAACGATTTAATTAATCGTTATGAAATAAGTTATGAAGAAGCAATGATATTATTTGATTATATTTGCGGAAAAGAAAAAACAAGATATTAATGATATTAAAAAATTCAAATTGCTTTTTATTTTTTAGACTTTGAAAAAATTAAATGTTGTCCAAAATTCAGAAGTTGGATTATTTACATGGTTTGACTTCTGATTTTTTTGTATTTGATAGAGAAAAAATATAAATCAAAAAAATATAAAAAACATAATGAAAAGTATTGACTTATTTATATATATGTGGTATATTATAACCATGTTAAACATAACATAGTTATATCAAAACCAAAGATAACAAAAAGAAAAGGAGAATGAATTATGGCAAGTTGTTATAATCTGGACGGAATCAAGACAAGTTTAAAAATTGAGATTGAGGAAAGAGAAGCAATACTCAAAGCATGGGAAAATGTAACATTCCCAACAAAGAAAAATGGTGAACCATTTGCAGTAATGAGCAAAAATATCAATGGTGCGACTTATAAAAAAGCAGATTATGGTTTAAGTGCTAACAATGTTGAATTGAAAGTTGTTGCAAACAATAATCATAAATGGACAACTGATAGTATTGATTGCTATACGTTAGTTAGATATTTAAAAGATAAAAGCAAAATTGCAAAAACTGAAAATTATATGCCTAAAGAACTTTGTTTGGAACAAGTTTATAAGTTTGATTTAGAGGACATTAAAGAAGCTGTAAATAATAGAATTGAATACCTTAAAGGATATGTGGAATCTTTGAAAAAGCAATTAGAAATTGCAGATAAAGCATATGCAGGTTTCAGAAAAGTATATGAAGATGCAATGGCAGTTCTGGACAATGTGACGGAAACAAAGAAAGATGAATACAGCTTTTTAAAATCTAGTATTTTAGATACAATTAAAAATCGTTATCCATATTGCTAAAAATCACAGCGCAGAGGAAAAAGAAAAAATTCCTCTGCCATACATAAAAAAATCAGAAGGGAAAAACAGAAAATGGATTTTAAAAACATAACAGTGAAAAGTTATAATCTTACTAACAATCAGATTGTAACAGAAATTAAAACGATAGGTGATAAAACATTAGCTTATTTTTTCAGTAGTTACGATTCTACTATTTGTAAGTTGGATATTGTAAATAATGTTATTTATGTCCATAAAAACTGGAATTATTCAACAACCACAACAAAATGGTTCAATAAATTTCTTTCTATTGTTCTGGAAGAAGAAGTTAAATTTAAACAGCAAAAAGAAATTAAAGCAAAAAATAATATTTTTACTGTAATAATGCTTGACAAATAGTAGAAAATGTTATACAATCTATTACAGAAACAAAGAAAAACGCATATAGAAAAGGAGAAAATATTATGTATACAATCGCAAATGCACAGTGGTCATTCAAAAAAATCGCACAGGAGATTAAAAAAGGAAACATTGACTTTAAATGCGGAGGCGTTCAAAGAGGGGACGTTTGGGATAATGCAAGACGTTCTTTACTTATCCAGTCTGGATTAAAAGGAGATATTATTCCTTGTCTTTATATCCGCAGAAATGGAGAAAATAAAGATAAATACGAAATGCGTGACGGCAGACAGCGTTGCACAACTTTAGCAAAATTCATTAATGATGGTTTTGTAACTTCTGGTATTCCAGAATATGAAGATGGGGATAAATTAGATTATCGTATTTGCAGGAATGGTGAAATGGTATCAGCAAACGGTATTAGTTTTGAAAGTCTTTCAGATGATGAAAAAATGGATTTTCTTACAAGAAATATTACAGTTTATTATATTGACGGTGCAACGGATGCAGAAGCCGATATGATTTTTTTGAAACTTAACAACGGAAAAGCATTGACTACAGCAGAAAGAAACAGAGCAGAAGCAAAATCAAGAAGTGAAATCATTGATATTGCTAACCATAATATTTTCAAGTTGATGTTTAGTGAAAAAACGTTAGATAATAACGCTTTTGATACCGTTGTAAAATCTTATATCATGTTAAATAATGATAATCCGTCATTGCTTAACAAAGACGTTAAACCGTTGATGAAATCTATTGATATTACAGAAGAAGACAAAAAACAGCTTACAGCAGTATTTGATTACATTCTGGAAGTTTATAATCTTTTGGAAACAAAGAAAGTTAAGAAAAGAATCATTGGAAAGACTAGCTTTTTATCTTTAATTCCAGTTGCAGAACAAGCATTAAATGATGGAAAGATAGCAGAAGAGTTTGCAAGCTTTCTGGATAAATTTTTCTCTGGAAAGACAACAAAGGAACCAACAATCAGTAAGACTTATAACGATAACTTCTTCGATTCTTCCGCAAGTCGTATGAAGATTAGATTACGCCACAATGCATTAATGAATGAATATGAAAAAATGTTCAATGGTGAAACTGAAAATATATATAGCGAAAATGCAGAGGATTTACAGGAGGAGATTGACGAAGCGGAAACAGTAGAGGATTATATTAGTATTGACGAATTAAGCAAGCCAGATACAGATGAAGAAGTAACAGTAACAGAAGATTCTACACCAGAAGAACATATAGAGGAACAGCAGACAGAAGATATAGAAGAATTTTAATAATTTATAATCTATCTGGAAAAGAAAAAGGATATGTATAAAAGCATATCCTTTTTTTTATTGTAAAAAATATAAAAAAGTATAAATAAACCATTGACATTTTAATGTTTATATGGTATATTATAACCATAGAAATTACAACAAAGGAGAATGAAAGATATGAAAAAGATTTTATTAACAGTTTTAGGAACAGCGGGATTTATTGGAATGTTTGCTTATTGCTGTACACTTGCAAACAGAACAGAAGTAATGACTTGTATTTCCTGTGAAGGTAATGATATTGTATCAACCTTTGAGGATGCAGACGGCAACTTGTGGGAATACGATCATTACTATGCTGTAGTTGGTGATGATTACAAGGTTACAATGCACGATAATGATACAATCAATATTTATGACGATTTTATTGTTAAAGTTGTACCAGTAGAAGATTAAAAAATCAAAAAAAGTTATAATATACCATTGACAAAACTATAAATCAGTGGTATATTATAACCATAAGATTTAAGCCATTAAAGAAAACAATTAAAAAGGAGAAATCAAAAATGAAAAACGAAAAGATTCTGGAAATGTTAAATAACGGCGAAATTGAGGAATTGAAGAAAGTAATCTCAGAGGAAATCTATAATAGTTCTCTGGATAAAAACGGTAATGCAAAATCCAGATATAAAGCAATGAAAGATTTTTATAAATTTCCTAGTGACAAAACAGATACAAGATTTTTAAAACCATGTAAAAAGTCTATAAGAGGGCAACTTTATAATTGTTTTTTAAGTTCTGATGTTTTGGTATGTACCAAAGAAAGCACTGGAAATATTGAACTGTATAACGAGAAAGAAGAAGCTAGGGAATGGTTTAATGTAGAAAAATTAATTAATGCTAGTGACTTTGAAATTATTGAAGATATTGATTTTAATGATATTCTTTCAGAAGCTAAAAGCAAAGGATTTAAACCAGTAAAGCAAGAGATTCAATACGGTAACTGCGCTAAGTATTATTTGCGTTTCAGAGATGCTTATTATAAAATAGGGCATCTAAATAAAGGTTATAGCATTATAGATGGTGGAAAGCATCAAGAAGTATTTTATAATGATAAAGTATCACCATTATACATTTATAATTCCTTGGGAATAGTAATGTTATTGCCTGTAAGAATTGATATAGCTTTAAGAGATAATAAAGATAAAGACTTTGTATACGTTGAAAGATAAAAAAAAGAAAAGAGGACAAAAACAATGGCAGTATTAAAAAATGATGAACTGGAAGTAATGAACAGAATCAATAAATTACTTTCACCGAATACGCAAGGATTTTTTGAATTGTATTTTAATCTCACAGAAGAACAGAAAGCAGATATAGTGAAGTTTACCAGGCTTATAGGAAAGTTGGAAAATGATAGGGATATGCAAAGGATAAGAACAAAATTAGCAAATAGAGAAAAGCGAAAAATCAATAAAGATTATGGGAGAAGAAAGCAGGCGTAACGCTTGCTTTTCTTTTTTGGTTTAATACCAGCTAAAATAACAGCGTTTAGATTTTAGATGATAAATGTATCATGTAACGTGCTAGAACTGCTTGTAGTGGCTTGTAGCGCGTTGTAGCTGTATCCTGATAATTGATTTATGTATTTTATTCCGGATGTTTGTATGTTATCCAATTATTGATAATATTATAAAAAGCATAATAAAAATCATTATATTTTTTAAAATAAATATTGACAAAGCATATAAAAAGTATTATAATTAAGATAGTTAAAAAAGAATAGTTGTGGTGGAGAGTCCTAGCCCGGATATAGGAAAAACATTGAAGATACAATTTTTTAATTGTCTGATAATTTTAATGTTTCCTTATGCTATTCTAAACATTTATTTATGATATTCCATTGACTTTTATATATAAATTTGTTATACTTTATATAATTATAAAAAAGAGGGAAGTGAAAAGATGTATTTTACAAAGGACTACAGACAACTTGATACTGTAGCATTGTATTTATTGTATAATAAGGATAGAAAACAGTATAAGACAGTATACAGCTTTAAACAGTGGTTAAACAAGTCTTTATTGACCGGAAGTATTAAAAGGCTGTAACAAGGTTTACAATCGTATATAAAGCCGATATAAAGCGAATAAAGCATAGGCATAAACATAGGAATAAAATTTCTTGTGTTTATGCCTGTTTTTTATTTCAGAAAAATCAAATACAGAAAAGATCGTAGTTGTCCAGAATAAACCTATTAGAATAGTATGAATTATTACAAGCTAAAACTAGACGTTTTAACACGTCAATAGTAATTTATTCAAATAAGTATGTAAAACGGCTAGAAACGGCTTGTAGCATGTTATAACATGGTTTAAATAGTTTTTAATCGGTCTGGAAGGTTGAAAACGGGCAGATTATCCGGTTATAGGTTATCTGGTTTACTGTATGGGAGTTTTTTAGTAAATGAAAAATACTGTTCAATTTTAAATGACTTAAGGGAAATTTGAACTGAATTGTCAAATTGTTTGAAACAATTCACAATCGAACAAGTGTTCGGTGATTATCTTTCAGAATTTTCTGAAATTTCCCAGAGGTAAGAAATTCCCCCAGAATATGCGAGAATAATTTTTCCCCACGAAGTTAGTGGGGATTTTCGTTTTGGTAATAGCGAGATTTAAAAATTCCCCACGGAGTTTTTTAATTTATTTTTTTATTTTCTTTTATTTTCTTTATTGTTTAAACATTTTCTTTTATAATTTTTATCTTATCTATTGACAAAATCTAATGTTTATGTTATTCTTTTGTATAGAAGTTATTAGTGTATAACGAAAGGAGAAAAATTTTTTATGAAAATGGAAATAGTTTTGACTGAGAAAGAGATTGAAAATTTACCATATATAAGTAAGGGTGAGATTATTAATAATTGTGATTTTTGCATTGAAATCAATAAATTTTTAAGACATATAATACCTATTGAAATTAATAAAGAAAAATATTGTAGGTGTAATGGTTGTAATGAAAATATTAATGTTGCTTTTTATGTAGAAAAAGAACTTAGCAAGAAAGAATATTTCCGTAGATTTATTGAAGAACCTTTTTATAAAAATATTTGCGATTCTTATGTAAAGATTTTAAACTGTGGTGTTATATTTATTGATGAAACAAGTTCAGACAAAGAAATAAAGTATTTTATTAAACAAGCTATCAATCCAGAAGTAATGTTTGAAGGAAATTTCAAAGATTTTAAATTTAACGAGCAACTTGATAAAACTTTAGACCTTACTGAAACTGTTGAAAAAAGATGGTTCGTATGTGTTGAAAGCATATTATAGAGTATATAAGACATTAAGAAATCCAAAACGGTTTTTAATATAAAAAGTATGAAAGGAATATAAAAAGTGGAAACTACCCCCTCTATTGATAGAAAGAAACTAGCAGAAGAAAACCACAATCTTATCTATTGGTTTTGTTGGAAAAATCATTTAGATATAGAAGAGTGGTATGATATAATTGCTATTGGATATATGAAAGGTATTAATTCTTATGACGAAACAAAAGGTGTTAAATTAAGCACTTACTTAATTAAAATAATGAAAAATGAATATCTGCTAGTATTAAGAAATAAAAAATATGCTAAGTATATTCCAGACGAAGAGATTTTATCTTTGGATTTTGAATATAAATTTGATAAAGATAAAGAGAGTTATAATATTTTAGATTTTATTGTAAATGAAAATTCGTTTTTTGAAAATGATGTTTGCTTTAAGATTGATATTAAAAAAGTATTTAGTGAATTGAAAATTTCAAAACGAAATTATGAAATTTTCATAATGAGATTACAAGGTGATACATTAGAGAAAATAGCTTCTGAATTTGGAATAACAAGAGAAAGAGTTAGAATAATATGTAAAGATATAGGGAAAAAATTGAAATGTAAATTAGACGAAAATGGAGTTGATTATTTTGAAAACTAAAAAAAGACCTTTGAATTTTGATAGTGCTGATGAATATTTAAGTTATAAACGTAGACTATTAGATGAAAAAGATGAAGAAGAGCAAAAAAAGAATCCGACTTTTAATGTTTATTCTTTTTATTTTAGTTATCTTGATAGTGAAACCAATCGTAGGCGAGTGGCAAAACCTATTAATATTGCCGCTGAAACTCAATATGAAGCAGAACAGATATTTGAAATTTGGGCTGAATTTCACAGTATAAAAAACGTAAGTTTTAGAAATATCACAGAAGTATTTTGGGTGACACGTAGTTCTGATACAGCAAGTCAGAATATTAATTTTGCTTACGATTATAGTAAAAAAGAAATCACAGAGGTTTATCAAGATGATTACTTAGAATGGTACTGGAATCATGTAGACACTTGGAATACGGAAGGAGATAAATTTGGCAGGTAGAGCATTAATGGCTAGGCGTAGAGCAAATAAAAAACGCAGTGAAACAATGAAGAAGAATAGGAAATATACAGTAGACGTTAATAGACGTATTGTACTCTTTTCTACTTATTTATATCCTAACTTTTTATGTTTTGTTTTAAAGTCAAAGAAGTATGATGATACACATTTACTGTTAAAAGTGGCAACACTTAACTCAGATTATAGTGTTAAACTTGATGAAGAAGTAAAAGATTTAATTGTGGAAACAGAAAAAATAAAAGTTCTCTGGCAAGGTGAAGCTAAATTAGCAAGGGAAAAATTAGACAAGATATTTAGATATGTTGAAGATATAACTTATAAAGAAAAGGCAGAAGCTAGACGAAAAATGATGAAACGTCTGAATAATTTATACTGCCCTAAGTGCGGTAAACGTAGAGTGTCTATTACTTATCCAATGTATAATAATGCTTATCTTCATTGCAAGATTTGTGATTATGATATTACTAGGATATTTATTGCAGAAATTCCTTTAATTAGAGAATTTCTTGAAAGAAATAAAGATAAGAAAGATAAAAAATGTTTTTAACAAAAATGTAATACTTTTTATAAGAAAATGTAGCATAGGTATTGACAAAAATCAGTATCTATGCTATTATTTATGTATAAAAACAAAGGAGAATAAAAGTTATGACAAATATTACAAGATTTTTAAATGGTTTAAAGAGTGAACATACAAAGGTAGCATACGAGAATGATTTAAAACAGTTCTTTGATTTTACTGGTAAAGACGAAACTGAAATCACTTATGCTGATATTTACGATTACAAAGTGTCTATGAGTGAGTACAGCAGTGCTACAACAGCACGTAAACTGACAGCTATTAAATCCTATTTCAATTTTCTTTCTGACATGGAATTTATTTCTACTAATCCTTCTGCTAAAATCAAAATTCCAAAAGTAAAGAATCACGAAAAAGAATATATCCCTATGGACGAAGCAAAGAAATTATTAGGCGTTGCTAAATCCCCTAGAGATAAAGCTATCATTGCATTATACCTTTCAACTGGTATGCGAGTTAATGAACTGGTAAATTTAACTGTAGAGCAGTATGAGAAAGATGAAATCGTATTCGTTGCTAAAGGTGACAAGGAAAGAAAAGTATATCTTAATGATAAATGCAGAGGATATATTGACGAATACTTAAAGGTTCGTAAAGATAGTGGTATTGATAATCTGTTTGTAAGCAATTATGGCACTCCTATGCGACATGATTTAATTGCTAAAATGTTAAAGAAAAACGCTAAAAAAGCAGGGATAAGTGAGGATATAACTAATCATAGTTTACGCCATTCGTTCATATCGGCTGTAACTTTAACAAGTGGTGTTGCTGTAGCAAGAGAGGTTGTGGGGCATGTAAATCTTTCTACGACCCAGAGATATGTGCATAATACTGAGGAAACTATTAAAAATGCCATGGTATCTGTTTTTTAAGAGGTGAATATGACACGAGATTATGAAAAATTATTAAGAGCAAAAATGCTTTTAGTTAAAGTACAAAACATTGTTTTCTTTTTTTCTGATGAGATAATTTCACCAGAAGAAAAGAAAACTTTGATTAAAAGCATAGAAAATTTAATTCAATTTTTGGAACTAAAATGTGATAAGTTTGGTGAAAGTAGGTGAACCTATATATGGAAGTTTATGAATTGTGGTATGAGTTAGTAAAAAAGAGATAAAGGAGTTTGAATATTGAAGTCAATAATTTATAAGATGAAACTACTTGTAGCCGTTTTAACCATGTGCTACTTGTTTGTAACTACGTCATTTGCAGACGAAATGACTAAATTGAATCCGTATGACGAAATTGAAATTTCAGAAGAAGATATAGACCTAATGAGCCGCTTGGTCTACTGTGAATCAAGAGGCGAAAGCACTGAGGGCCAACGTGCAGTAGCAGAAGTGGTATTAAATCGTTGCCTTAGTAGTGATTTTCCAGATAACGTGAATGATGTTATTTATCAGAGAAAACAGTTTTCTACAGCTAAAATGTTAAGTAAGACAACGCCTAATGAAGAAAATATTGAAGCTGTAAGATATGTTTTAGAAAATGGAAATACATCACTATCAACAACTGAATATGTTTATTTTTCTACGGGTAAATCTAATGGTCACGGGTTTACTAAGTTAGGTAATCATTGGTTTTCTAAGTGAGGACAATATGGAAAGAATATATTATAGAGTAAAATTTAACAGTAAAGATGATTTGTTTCAGTTTAATAAGTGGGCTGATAGTTGCAATTATAATATTGATATTAGGTACAACAGTAAAGTTTTAAATGGTAAATCCTTAATTGGTCTTATGGGAACGGATATTTCTAATCCTATTATTGTTATTTTGTATACCGATAATGCTAATGATTTTGTTGAGAAATTTAGTAATATTATCCTTGACAAAATTGTAATGTAGTGGTATTATTACTATATAAATCAATAGGAAAGGAGAAAATCAATTTGCCAAGAACCAGTAAAAAGCAGAAAGTAATCAATCAAATTACAGAAAACTTGAAGCAAAAAGAAAAAGAAATTGCTATCAATGCGGCTATGGGTGGTTATTATTCTGCAATTAAAATTGTACAAGACATGATTACAAAAGGTAAAACCATTGCAGACCTTAGTACATTCTGTGCCGCTGAGTTGTCAAGAAAAGAAATAGTAGAACAGGGAACTAAAAGTAATTATTTAAAATCAAATAAAGAAATCAAAGGAGGAAAGATAAGTAACTAAAAATACAATTAAATGTGAACAAATAGGTTCAAATATACTCAAAATCCAGAGTATTCGTTTGTGCTAACGTCAAAGCAGTCGGAAACGTCGAGAAGTAACCAGTGCAAGTTGGAACAGCCTTGCTAATTATAGGATAGAACCTTGATGGTGGCGTTTGGACAATGGTAGAAGTCTACGAAAACCAAGTAGCAAAACATAAAATATTAAGAAAGGAAAA